TCGATAAAGTGTTCGCGGTTATCGTTGAACCGCTTGCGGGCCGTCCCGTCCGGTCTGCCATGCACAGCGTCGATCTCCTTGAAGGTGACGACCCGCTGACCGGAAAATTCCTTGACGAGAATTTCGGTGTTGTTGATGGTGGTCAATTCTTGCATAAATAAAACTCCTTTCAAATGGTCTTGATACTTCCATTATTCCACAGCCCTCCAAGGGGGTTTTTGACAGGTTTTACGAGGTTTTTTCGCTGTCGATGGGCATAATGGGGTTGACCTTCCGAAAGAAGTGTAGTAGAATATTTACACACTTCCGAAAGGTTGTGACGATAACGGTGTACTGATTTCCGCCAAGAAATTGACAGTACGCCGTTATTCTTCTATTTGCCGGAAAGCAGCATGATCCCATCCCTGATCCCTTCGGTGCGTTTTTTCCCGTGACGTTCGCAATAACGGTCAAGCACGGAAAGGGTCTGATCATCAAGGCGGACATGAAGGGGATTGGATTTTGGATTTTCCGCTCTGGGGCGTCCGGTTCTTGGACTCATGATTTCACCTCACTTCTTGTAGCCCATAAATAGAGTATAAATCATGTAGCCCAAAAAGTCAAGAGCTAATTCGGAGAAAAGACTAAATGGGGATATGGAGCAAATGAATCGGAACGGCGTCGCGGCGATGACCGTGCTTTCCGCGTTTATTTTGATCGGATTGTTGTTTGCGGGGAATGCGGAGAAAAACTATTGCAAACGCCTTACAGCGCAATATGAAGCCGCTTGCGCGACGGATATGGACAGGCTGCAAGCGCAGTATCAGGCGGACATGGAGCAATACAAGGCGGATATGGCACAATATAAGAGCGATTCCTCGGCTTACCAGAAAGAGGTTCAGGCGGTCACGGAAAAAACCGCCGAATACGACGCGGCTTTTGCCGAAAGGAAATCGGCTTACGAAAAAAAGAACCTGGAATATAATTCCGCTGTCCGCAAACGGGCAGACACGACGCGAAAAATGGTGGAGGCGGCTGAACGGGATATTTTCAGGCGCGGGCTTGCGTTTGACGTGGATGTATTTGGGATCACAAACTGGAACAACCATGTAGGGCATGAATGGAGCGAAACAACACAGGTCAATGGGACGGAAATCTGGTACAGAGGTTCCGTGACGCTGAAGCTGGGCGGTACGGCAAAATGCTCCACGCTCCGCGTCGAGCGGGACAGTTATCCGGATGTCGGGTCTTCCAAGACAAATTACACCATGCGAGAGGCAGATTTCCGGGACGGTTTTTCCGTGAGCCAAACGTTCAGCGTTTATGAAAACCGAGGGCGTTACGCTGGAAATTCCGCAAATTTCACATATACTTATACGTTTAAGCCCCATAAATACACGGTTGAGATCGACGAAAGTAAACTGCCGGAGCTGCCGGAAAAGCCCGTGAAACCGGTTTATTCGCCGCCACAGATAACCATGGCAGAGCCGGTCAAGCCGGAGCGTCCAAAGGAGCCGACAGACGCCGACATTACCGTGGAAAAACCGAATTTGAAAAACGTGCAAATGGGAATTTTTCAGACATATCAATATTCCAGATGGGCGGATCTGCTTTTTTTAGGGACAGTGGGGAGCATGGTTTGGCTGATTTTTAAAAAGCGAGAAGAAAATTCTGAGAGTTGATGGATTAGGGGGTCGGTTTTATGGCAAGGGGACAGCGGTTCCGAAACAATGCGAAGCGTGAGTTTAACCGGTACTGGCGAAACAAACAAAAACAGAAAGCAATGAGGGCGCGGGAAACAACGCAAGGGGAACCGGAAAAACCCATTGACTACGAACGAGTGGAGAAAAATATTGTATCCGCTATTGGGGCGGTAATTCTCTTTTTGATTTTTGCGATTTTTGGGACAACTAAATGAAAAGACCGCCCGGAAAGGCGGTCTTTTTCAATCGTTATCCGATAATGGCGTTCCCGTTTTTAAAGCCTTTTTCGGTGGCGGTATAGGTGACAATAAAATCACTGCGGATCATGGCTCCATAGGAGTTTTCCGCATCCACCCAGCCTGTGACCATATACTCGCCGTTTCCCAAATGGGTAACGGTGGCGTCCGATAGCTTGCAGAATTTTGCGGTGGACGGCGCTTTCAGATAGTCCTCTACAATCAACTGTGCACAGTAAAAAGCGTCATCATCCGAATGGCGGGCGGTGTTCGTGTCCGTCTTTTTCGTATAAGAGCTGGACGAGGTGGAGGAGTTTCCTGAAGAATGGTAAGTATCGCTCGTTTTTGTTTGCGTATGCGTATCTTGAAGATTTTTATTTGTTTTCTTAGAGAATACGAAAAAACCAGCACAAAGGATGGCAAAGCAGATAAAAAGGCCGACAAGCATTTGAACAATATTATGACCTTTCTTTTCCCCACAAGGCTTTTCTGTATCGTCATTTCCCGTAGCAGGCCGAATCATTTCACTTGGCGTAGACTGTGGAGCGGATTCCACAGGTGTGGTTGGTGTTTCAGGTGCAGGAGGTTCTGCGGTTTTCGGCTCTGCTTCCAGCGTTTCCTGAGACCGGGCCAGTTCGGACAAAACATCCTTTGTAGGGCAGCCGCAGTTAGGGCAAGCGGACGCCTTATCACTGAACTCTTTGCCACATTCGGTGCATTTTATCAGTGCCATATCAAAAACCTCCCAAATTCCTGATGGTTTGACCATATCGCATTTTGAAGCAGAAGTCAAGCGTTACGGTCTGGCCCCGCGTTCAGGGGGTAGGGGTCAGGCGGCGGAGATTTTCCACGGCGCTGACGATCAGAGGGACGGCACCCAGCACATCATCCTCGGTGACGGTATAGGGGAGAGTGAAACGGACGGCGGAGCGGGCGCGGCTGGCGGGGTAGCCCATGGCCCGGAGGACATAGCTGCCGTCTGCTTCCCCGCTGGTGCAGGCGGAGCCGGAGGAAGCGTACACGCCCTCCGCAGACAGGGCCATGACAAGTGCCTGAGATTCCACGCCAAGGAAGGAGAGATTGGCGTTGCCGGGGAGACGGAGAACCACGTCACCGGGGGTATAGGGGCCGTTGACATAGGTATCCGGGACAAATCTCACCAGATAGGTAATGAGCAGGTCCCGGCAACGGGCGATCCGCTTCATGTCGGAGAACATGTTGCCCATGCGGTCATGGAGGGCCGCTGCCATAGCGGAGGCGAGGGCCACGCTTTCGGTGCCGCCGCGCTTGCCCCATTCCTGACCTCCGCCGCGGATCATGGAAATCAGGGGCGTGTCTTTCTTGACGATCAGACAGCCGATGCCGGAGATGCCGCCGAACTTGTGCGCGCCGAAGGCCAGATAGTCCACGCCAAGAGCCTTGAAGTCCACGGGAATCTGGCCCACAGCCGCCGTCGCGTCGCAGGCGAACAAAGCGTTGTGGGCGTTACGCCGAATGGAGTGGATGTCGAAAATCTCACCGGTCTCATTGTTGGCCATCATGTGGGTGAGGCCGGAGCGGTCCGTGCGGTGGGGGTGATCCACGGGGGGATATTCCAGAACGGCGTGGTGCTCGTAACTGCGTGGGAATGTCAGCTTGCCGGTGTAGGCGCTCAGGCTTTTCATCATCCAGTTGCAGGCTTCCGTTGCTCCGCTGGTGAAGTAGACTTCCTCCGGGAGACAGTTCAGATCCTGGGCGATGGAGGCGCGGGCTTCCTCCAAGGCGATCTTTGCGGCAACGCCGCAGGCGTGAAGGGCGCTGGGGTTTCCGAGGGGCAGGGCGCGGGTGAACGCCTTGACTGCGGCAGGGGAAGGCGGTTCGTGGGCCGCCGCGTCGAAATAGTAGGTGTTGGGCATAGGTATGGCCTCCTTTTGTGGTGGGCGGCTTTGCTTTTTAACTTGCTTACAACTTGCTTAAATCTTGCTTAGACTTTGCTGATTGTTTGCTGATTTGTTTGCTTAAAGGTTCTGAAAGGTGGCGTCGAACATCACAACGCCGTTGGAGAGGTCGGAGTAGGGGATGCCCACCCAGACGGACTGTCCGGCAGTGAGACCGGAGAGGGACGAGGCGTAGGGCAGATTTAGAACGGCTTCGTCAAAGGGAAACTGGACGGCCACGGTGCCGCCGCTGGGGGCGGTTTTTACGGTGGCTTTTTCCAGACGGAGGCAGGAGCGGGTAGCATCCGCCACTTTGGGTCGAAAGTAGTTATTCCAGAAGTTATCGGCCAGTGCTTTCATGTCGGCGTTTTGATTACTCATTCCGTGCACCTCGTTATTCCGCGCCGGTGAGGCGGGCGTCTACCAGCTCCATTCCCCGGCTTTCCAGATAGGAGATCAGGAGCAGACGGGCGGATTCCTCGCTTTCGGCGTCAACGGTATGATCGAACATCCGCAGCTCTCCCGCCTTGGTCTCGGCGGTGACGCTGAAGGCGAAGTCCCGGCGGGTGACATTGGTTTTCAAGTTCATGTGGTTTCCTCCGTGATCCAGATTTTAGAGACGGTAAAGGTAAAGCAGATGCCCCGGTCGGTCTTGTCCGTCTGCACGGTGTCGCACTGGCAGAACAGGAAGGACAGCGCCTGACGGATGGTGGAATTAAGAACCACAAGGGGAGTGGGGAATTCCAGCGCAACGGAGGCGTTCTCCCGGTTCTCATGAGGCGGCTGGTCCAGCAAGCGGACCTGGGGGACCAGACGGTCGATCTTACCGGCGGCCTCCCGCAGGGCATTGTATCGGTTCATGGCGGCGGGGTTCATGATCTTCATCGTAAAAATCTCCTTCAGGTGTGTAATTCCTTTTTATGGGGAAATTATAGGCGCTTTTGCATGGAATGTCGAGATAAAAAAGGGAGGAACCTTTTCCAAAACGGAAACCGTTCCCCCTTTTTCGGTATGAGTATGGTCTTGATTAAAATTCTTGCGCTGACGGCCCCACAAGCGGCCTGAGAGATAAGAGAGAGGCGAGGGGCTAAAAACTACCCCACGAAACTCAAGGGGCGCTTACAGGGCTTTTGTGGGTGATTTACGAAATGGGGGGTATCATCCGTTCAGGGCGTCCTTCAGGGGCTTTGCGGGGCGGAACACCGCAACCGTCTTGGCGGGAAATTCCTTTTCCTCGCCGGTGCGGGGGTCTTTCCCCACCCGTGCTTCCCGGTGCTTCACGGCGAATTTGCCAAAGCCGGGGACTTTGACCTCGCTGCCGTTGAGCAGGGATTCCTCAATGACGGTGAACACGGTATCCATCATGATGGCGGTATCGTGCTTGGTGTGGCCGGAACGCTCCGCCACGGCGGCGATCAGTTCAGTCTTGTTCATGGGACATCCTCCTTTCCTAAAATTTCAATGGCAGGGATGGCTGGATTCGGACCAGCGCGTGAGGGAGTCAAAGTCCCTTGCCTTACCGCTTGGCTACACCCCTGTATTTTTTTTACACAGGCTCCCAGCTGCGCTGCGTCTTCCTACCAGCCATCAGGAACTTGGCAATTATACCAGCCGCCTAATACTTAGCTTTTTACGCTTCCTCGCCCGCTGGCCGGGATGGTACGGCATTGCAGTCCTGCCCTGCTTTAGCGCTTCGGCCATCATTCGGCGTCACTCGCTGTGGTCTCCCCTTACGGGGCACCTATGCCGCATATCTCCGGTTTCCACGGTTACCCCACTTGTTTATACTCCGTTGGTGACTCCGTTTAGAGTTGGCAGGGACGGTTGGGAATCGAACCCACCCAAGCGGTTTTGGAGACCGCCTCGCCAGCCTTGGAACATTCGCCCCTATGTTTGCCCGTCTTTCCGGGCTGTCAGGTTGCTCAGATTCTCCGAGAATACCGTCCCGATAGCGGCTGTATCAACCCGCCGACTCCACTGCCAGATATGGAGGTTTCATTCCCACTACGGTTTATAGAGTAACTACCTCTTATGTGGGCGGGCATGGTGCAGACGGTTGGAGAGGCCCCCAACTCCCGGAGGAAAGGACAAAAGTACCGGTGGGACGTCTGCATGATCCCGCCTTGTTTGCGCCATGGCTGGTGATGTGGCGGCCCGTCTTTCCGGGCTGTCATACACATTCAGGAGGCTTTGCGATCCATGCAGGGCGCTGCTCGTGCACCCTTGGAGCGGATAATGGGAATCGAACCCACCTTCGCGGCTTGGGAAGCCGCCGTTCTACCGATGAACTATATCCGCATATGCCCTGCCGGGGTTGCACCGGGGCACCGCTCCGAGAACGGCGAGCGTGTACTTACGGGCCACGCTTGGAAGGTAGGAGAATACTACGTGCGGCATCCGCGCCGCTGGTGAGCGAAACCGGAGTTGAACCGGGAGAACAGAGGACAAGCCAAAAACCCTGTTCGCGCAGGGTGTGAGTCTGCGCCGTGTCCGCACGATTTTCGCCCATGCTGTTTGGAGTTTGGCGGCTGCCGTTGGGTAGGCCGACAGCCGCCGTGCGTGAGGGAAGATAGAAAGATGGAAAGCAAGGGCGGCGTCTATCTCGCCCTTGATTTTATTATACGATACCCCTCCAAGGGGGTTTTTGACATTCAGGATTCCGTATTTAGATATATGGACAACCGACCGTTTCTGTGCTTTGCTGGTTTCGATACACAAGGACAACACGTTCCAGGCTGGCTTCCGCCCCGGCATCAAATCCGCCGGGAATATTCAGACACCAGACCTGCAGATAGCGAGTGTGGAAGTCCATTGTGACCGTATCGGCCGCATCAATTTCTTTCCACTGAACACCGCTTTCCCCAAACATGACCGCAGCATCGAAAGGAACGCCGTTATCCAGTGCTTTTTGAACAGCCGGGAACAGACTGAGAATGTCACCGGCGCAGTTCTCCGTGAGCTTTGTGGTGATCCGGAGCAGCTTGTCAAAAATGGCGTTCATGTTCGGCCCGGCGGAACGCACCGTCAGACGGTCAAACTCGGAATAGGTTTCAATCAAGTATTTATACTTCACTGGGATTCATCCTCCTGTAAAAATCAAATGTTGTTGGGGATAGGGGCTTTAGGATTCCGGGGCTAAGGCAAAGCAAAGGTTACAAAAACAATACAGCGGCGCTTCGGTGATTGGAATAAAAACCCGTTCCACGGTGCGGTGAGAATAAGAATCTGGAATCGCGCAAAACGGGCCGATCCAAGCCATTTTTAAGTATTGTTCACCGGCGTGTTCGCATATATATACCTGCTGCTTCGGGGGAACGAGGTTCGCACGAATGAAATCTTGCAGACTGAAAATTTCAGGTTTGGGGCTTGCGGCGGCTTCTTCCATGTGCTTCAGCTCCATCGTAAGCCGTTCGTTTTCGTTGAAAAGATGCCTGATGGTTGTTGACGCCTTCGTGCAGACGATAGACTCACGGAAATCATGCGACTCTTCGGCAAGCGAAACAAGATCGTCAATCAATGCGTTGTACTTCATGGCTTTATACTCCAAGTGTTTCTCCTTTCTGCGCCGCTGTTCAGGCGGCGGCTTTGGCGGGCTTGCGGACGGGGCAGAGGATGCCCTCGCCGTCGGCGGACCGGAAATAGATGGGGGTGATATAGGGCTTCTGTTCAGAGGTGAACGCTTCGCCGTCCGGGAACAGCTGAAGGAAGTCGATCAGATAGTTGGCATCGACGCTGGGGAGGCCGGGGCCGAAATCATAACTGGCTTTGAAGGTCTCGCCCTTGCGGCGGCGTTTAGCGGCCCATTCCGCGCGGTCCGTTTTGATTTGCGCCCGAACCTCCGCCACAGTGGGAAGGGTGAGGCGCAGGGTGTTCTTGCGGATGGGGGCGATGACCTGCGCCAGGTTAAACCGGGAACCGTCGGCGCTGAGTTCCGGCGCGGCGGTCAGCTCCATGGGGCTGTTCAGGCGGAAGCCGCGGTATCCGTCGCAGACGCACTGCTTGCCTTCTTCGTCGATCCAGAACCCCTGTGAAGCGGTGCGGTGGCTGTTTCTGGCCACGGCTGCGTCGCAGATGCGGCGGGCAGCGGTAAAGGCGGAACGGTTGCCGGACTTGGCGGCAGCTTCCTCTACCAACGTGCGGCGGAGATCCTGTTCTAAGAAATACAGCTGGGGAATTGGGCCGACGGCTTTTTCCCATTCATAGGGGTTCTTGCTGACAGCGTTATAAATGGCGGCTTCGTCCTCGTCCAGCGCGTGGACGATCTGCAAAACGCGGGTGAGGGTCTGTTCAGTGTTCAGCATGTGTAAGTGCTCCTTTCTGTTCATTTCTTGCGGCAACCATGACCTCGCGGGCTACGTCTGCGTAGCACTCGCGGTAAAGGTCAACGCCGTATTTGTCGCGGATGGCGTCGAGCTTGTCCACGTCAAAAAGCTCGGTGAACGGCTCGTACTTGTGCGGGGTGGGAAGGCGCGCGGCGATGATCTCTTTTCTGCACTCCCAATATCCGGCGGTTTTCATGGTTGCGCTCCTTTCTGCGCGGCTGTTCAGGCGTATAGGATTTTCGATGTGCCTGGGACGCGGCACTGGATCGAACAATCCGGGGCGTTCTTCTTGTTCAGGTCGATCCATGACTTCACGGCGGGGAGAAGATCGTCCTTGTAGACGGGCGCATAAACGAGGCGATTAAACAGCTCGCCGGTGTTCAGGCTCATGGGCTTATGCTGTTTGTCTCTGGGGCCTTTAAAGTAAACCGTAAACATGGGGTTGTCCTTTCTGCCCTCGTGACCTCCGGGGCGGGTTGTTCGTCTTTAATTTCATTGTAGCAGGGTGGGCCAAGGGGGTTTTTGCCGCTGTTCAGGCAAGGCGGAGGACCTGACGGGCGGCGCGTTCGGCGTTGTCGGTGAGCTGGCGCTGCCATGCCTGATTTTTCGGAGACCAGCGGAAGCCGTTCTGCTTCAGTGCGGCGCGGGTGTCGGCGTCGGGGATGGCGTCAAAGAGAATCTGCAGTCTGTTCAAATCGATATTGCGGACGATCTGGCCGCCGTCAAAGGCGGTGCCGGTCTGGGGCTCGGCGGCCTGCTGTTCTCTGCGGTCAAGCTCCGCGAGGCGCTGTTCTGTCCGCTCAATCTTGCCCCGGATGCTGGCCAGCTCGTAAGCGGGGAATGGGGAACCGTAAACGCGAATATCAAAGCTGTTCAGGTCGGTGAGGTTCGCGACCTGTTTAGCCGTAAAGCCGGGGCAGCCGGCAAGGGTCTTATGCTTGCGATAGTAGGCGTTTGCGGCCTTGGCATCCTTCAGCATTTGGCGTTGGCTGTTCAGACGCTCGGTGAGCATTTCGCGGGCGTGAGGGTCGGCCAGGTCTACCGGGCCTGTGCCGACGCTGCGGATCTTGTCCAGAATCGCCTCAATCTGCCGGTATTCCTCCCACAGAGAGTCCTCACGGGACATTTGGCGGTTATGCTTGCGCATATTAAAGTTGCCCGCCCCGGCGATAAACTGGCTGGGATAGCTGGCCTGGTTGCGGTTGTAATCGTTCGTCCACTGGGCAAGGCGGCGGGCGTAGCTGTTCAGCAGGGCGTCCAGCTTGTCATGGTAAAAAGTGCTGACGCGGGCCTTCTGCTGTTCTACCATCTGGGCGGCTTTGTTCACGGAATTTCGATAACTGGCCGTGGCGCTGCCGGGTTTGTAGTCGCCCATGTGGATGCAATAGTGGGCGTTCCGGGCGGTTTCCTCGTCGATGGAACCATAAGGCGGGACCGTTTCAGGCCGATTTTCCGGGGTGGGCTGTTCTGCCTGTTCTGCCTGTTCTGCGGTGGTGGCCTCCGGCTGTTCCGCGGGCGCTTCTGCGCCTGTGCCGGTGGCGGGGGGCTGCTGTTCGGGCTGTTCGGTGGCTGCTGCGCTGGTCTGTGCGGTGGCGGCGGTGGGCTGTTCAGTCCGCAGGCCGTCAGCAACGGAGCGGTAAAAGGCTTGCGTTTCTTTCGTATCCTTGACGGTCTGGCAGTCCTCGCCAAAGTCCCATGTATAGCGCTTGATCGTCACGTCCAAGCTGTCCGCCTCGCTTGCAAAATAGGCGGCAATGTGTTCTGTGTGGGGGAAGGTCTTGATTTCGATTTCCGCGTGCTCCCGGTTCCACTGGTTCGCAGCGGCCCGCTTGTCCCGGCTGTTCACAAAGGCGGAAATGGGCCAGAAGCAAATGTTATCCTTTGCGGTGCTGAGTTCGCCGTTGCGCTTGATGCGCCGGAGGCAGTGATCCCGGCCGCTCCAATTCGGATCGCCGGGGGTGTGCTCGACGAAGTAAAGGCCGTTGTCATTCTTGAAGTATGCGCCGGTGATCTCCACCACGTCGCCGGTTTTCATGGGGCGGTTGTTCTTGTCGTTCATGGTAAAACCTCCTGAAATTGTGTTTTGAATGTGTAGATTTTGGCTTTCTGGGGTGCCGTCGCTTTTATCGGTGCGGCGGCTCCAAGGTGTCCGGGTGCTGCTGTTTAGGCGTAGCGCTGGCCGTTGGCGCCGGTCTGGTAGCTTTTGAAGATCATAACCGGGTCCTTCAGCAGGGCGGCGGCGTCCTCGATATAGGAGGCGGAAAAGCAGCCGTATTTACTGCGGGTGATCTTGACGTTCTCGTCCTCCTTCAGGGTTTCGTGGGTTGCCTGTTCTGGGAGATCCTGCCAGCCGTTGAAGATCAGCAGGGAGGAAGAACCGAGAAACAGCCGGCCGCGGGTGGTGCGCTTACGGTATGGGGTGTAGGTCAGGCGCACAACGTCGGCGTGCTGGGCGTAGGTGGTGAGGGTGCAGCCGTGAAAGGTGATTTTCTCCGCGATGGGGAAACCGAACTCGGAGAGATACACAAGGGTATATTTCCGGCCCGGAACCAGTCCGGCAGCGTCCACAGCTTTTTGCAGGGGTTCGGCGTACTGCTGGATCATGGAATGAAACGCGGTCAGCGCGGCGGCCTCCGTTGTAGCTGTGGTGCTGTTCAGCTCGTCGCCGTTCTCGATGATGGCGGCCACCTCAATTTGACCGCCCAGGGGCCGCAGGTCCGCGGCGTTGATGATGACTTTCCGGCGGAGGGTGTAGCCGCCTCCAATCTCGGCATGGTAAAGACTGTTAAACATGGGGTAATCCTCCTTTTCTGTTCAGATAATGCCGTTTTCCCGGAAATCCCGCAGGAGACCGAAACGGCGGGCCAGCCGTTCCAGGCGGTCGGCGGTCTCTGCAATTTCTCCGTAGCTCTGCGGCTGTTCGGCGGCTTCCTGCTGGGCCATGATCGCCGCATCACGGGCGGCGGCTTTGCGGGTCTGGTAATTTTTCATGGGGTGATCCTCCTTTTAGTTGGTTTTGATTTTGGCGGGCTTGCAGTCGAAAAACGCCCAGCGTAGAACCTTGTTCAAGAAACAAGACGGGGCAGGCTCAGCGGCCCAGCGTTCCAGCGCCTTATAAAGGCCCTCCGCACCATCAGCGGCGCGGATATAGGTTTTTTTCAGGGAATACACAAAACCAGAGTCCGGAACGATTTTAACGGTTTTCTGTTCGCCGTTCCGGGTGACGGTCAGCAGGTCCGCGGCGGTGATCTCGACGGCCCAGCGGGCCACCGGTTCAACCTTGCGGGCTTCCATATTGAAAACAGTTTCGGTGTAGGTGATCATTTGGCGATCCTCCTTGATTTTGATTTAGCGGCGGGCCTCGATGAGATCCACCATGCGGAACATCAGGCGGGCAAAAGTGGCAGCGCCCAGAATAAGAATGAAAAGGTGAAAACTCATGATTGCGGCCTCCTGTCGGTGTGTTGTATGCTTCACTTGTTAAGTATATTATAGCACTTAACAAGTGAAAAACAATCGGCAAAAGTTACAACTTATTAAGTGAATTCTTGTACGCTTTATTCACTTGTTAAAAACACTTGACAAGTGATATTATGATAGTAAATAGGGGGTGATAGCTACGGCACCGCAAAAATACACGGAAGCGCGCAAACTCGGAAATAGAAAGTGGGACGCGGAAAACCTGGACCGGATTTCTATTGCACTGCCTAAAGGCGCAAAAGATACGATCAAGACCCACGCGGCCGCCATGGGGGAAAGTGTAAACGCATTTTTCAACCGGGCAGCGCTGGAACAGATCCAGCGGGATCGGGGCAGCGAAAAAACGGAAGCAGCCACAGAAACAGAATAAAAAAAGCAGCGGCCCGGAGTTTTTCCGGGTCGCTGTTCTGCGTTTTGTGGTTGATGGGGTCAAACTTGATATTTTGCCAGGGCGTCAGAAATCGCGCGGTTTACAAAAGCGTTCGCCGTTTCCCCCAAGGAAGCCGCGCAAGTCTTTATAACGGCTTTTTGCCCTTTCGGTAAAACAAGATCCATTCTGTCATAAGTCTTTTTTACATACTTGCGAACGGCTGCTTGCTGGGCTTTTGTGGTTTTGGTTTTCCGCTCGATATAGTCGGTTATATTTTCGGAGGTTCCGTCGTCCATAGCTTCCGCGGCGGCAAGGCTGGCCGCAGCTCCCCGGGTGAGATTTTCGGCGGGCTGGGCGTCAATTTCTGCCAGTCGTGCGCGTAATGCTTCGTTCATGTTATATGCTCCTTTCAATGCCCCAATACGATTGTTTATGCTGCTTTTTCTGCTTCTTTATTCGGCTTCTGGTTCTGTTTTAGTATATGTCTCCGCGTGTATTGATCTCTTTTACAGTAACGGTTTCTTTGTCCGTGTCGATCTGAAAAATTGCCCGGTAATGATAGATTTTCAACCGGTACATGCGAGAGCCAGCACCCCGCAAGGGGACAATATCGCCGGAAAGGGTTGATAATCCGGCCACCGCCGCCGCTACCCGGCCCCGTTCAGGCTCCGGCAGCTTGTCTAAATATTTTTGCGGCTGCTTCTTGATGATAACCGTTAGTCCGTCCACGTTTCCGCCTCCTTTACTGTCAATATTTTACCACCCTATATATAATTCTGTAAATATACAATTTCAACAATATAATTACAGAATTATTGGTTATTTTGAACCTTGATATAATTACAGAATTATATATAATAGGATCATAAAGAACAGCACAACACCACCAACCACGAACATATTTTAGGAGGAACACGAAATGAAAAAGAGCTTTTTCGATACGATCCCCGGCGTCGTCCGCCTCAACTCCCGCGTGGCTATCTACGTGCCCAGCACCACCGACACCGACCACCCCACCGACAACCGGCAGCAGGTGGAGGAAGTCGCCGCAAAGCTATCCGCCATGTTTGGCGGAGCCACCGCCACCGAGGCCCGCGGCTACTGGGTGAGCCAGTCCGCCGGACTCGTGGGCGAGGCCATCACCATCGTTTACAGCAACGCCGCAGCGGAGGACATCGAGCGCCACGGCGCCGAGATCGTCGCTATTTGTCGGAAGATCAAGCGCGAAATGAAACAAGAGGCCGTCAGCCTTGAGATCAACGGCGAGTTGTTTTTAACCTAATACCACCCGCCACCACCAGCCCGCAGGGAATGCCCCCGCGGGCTTTTCTCGTGCCCTCTGAGCAATACCGCCCAGCACCGCACCACAGACCCACGCCGCGCAGCCGCTTGCACCCTACGCCGCCCCAGGCGGCTATTTTTAACCCCTATGCGCGCAGGCGCGTTTATTGCGGGCGCGGTCTATTATAGTACTCTAAAACGTACCCCATAGAACCCCCGGACGCTTTACCCGGATGAAGAAAAGCGCGGAGCACTCCCGCAGGACCGGAAGCAATGGACAAGGGAAAAGGGGGAAGGGGTGGAGGAGTCACCGCCGGGGGTCTGTTCCGGCTGATTGCATCGGCCCGACCTCCACGGCCACCGCTGACCATGCCAGACCGGGAACCGTCAGCGGGCCAGCCGCCGACCATCGGAGGACTGACCCGGACACCGGCACCGAGGACCAGAGAACCGACCGCGGCCACGGCTCCCGCCGTCTTTCGTCAGGTTGCACAAGGGTGGCATGGGCTGTTGTTGCATTTACCACCAAAAAAGGCGGTAACTGTTGCCATAATTGCTTATTATGGCAACAGTTAGGGCATTTGCAACAGCTTTTCACCCTTTCCGAGACCTGCCCAGCGGCCCCGCTTCCCCTCCAATGGCACCGGCTGACCAGCTGACCAGCTGACCACGGCCCCGGCTGGGTGGGGGGTGGTTTACAGACCTGGCCACCGGATCGGCGCAGAATCTCTCCACAACTCTTCCCCCTCCTCCCATGTTCTCACACCCGTGTCCTTTTCTCCCGATATAGGGGGGCGGTTTAGAAAACCGGAGGCAAAAAACGAAAAAGTCAAAAAGGGGTCCAAAAAAATTTTTATAAAAACGCTTCGCTTATGTGGGGAATACGTACTTAGGTTGCGCGGCGCGGGCGGGGCGCAGGCGGTCGGTAGGTGACGTGCTGGTAGGCGGTAGGTGAAGCAGACATGCAAAAACCCTATTGGAGGGGGTTGCTATGCTAAAGATAGGAGGAATGATTTATGAGATGTACACCAGTTGAATTTCACGCGAGATTTCCTGTTTCTGAGAATTACGATAAAGGTGGTTGCGACCACGGCCCACGCTTCCGGGATTTGAACGGTGTTGTTTATACGATTGATGCCATTAAAAATTCCTGCAAGGGGGATATGAACGTCCCGGTCATTCAGTTTCAGGCAGACGGTACTCCTAAAACGATTGGTATTGTCAAGTCTATCAAGTGGGACCCGGAAGGCTTCGTTGAGGTAAATGGATTTTTACGGTTTGGTGGAACGTGCGAAGATGTGATTTTCGATAAAACAGAAACTGTCACCGAAATGACGATCACGGAAATTGGCCTTGGGACGTAGATGAAAGGGTAATTTTATGCTGGAATATTTGAAAGAATTTACGTTTGATACGTCGGCAGCCCAACGTATCGCTCAAATTGTGGAGCAGTACCCGATGTCCTTGGAGAACTGTGCTGATGTCTTGGAGGCAGTTGCGCCGTATTGCACGTTGTTTACGACTGACGGTTTTATTCAGCGGCTTCGCATGATTGCGCGGTTGGAGGGCATTGAATGAGCTGTTATGGGTGTGTCTGCAACAACTGTCTCTATAACTGCGAGTTATTCAGCGCATACTTCACGCCGGGAGAGATCAAGGACGTAGAGGACGTCTGCTATTGCTGTGATGAGTGCAAGTGGTTCGATGGGGACTATACGAAGCGGAGCCAATGGCGAAAATCGTGCGAAAAATTTCGCCTACCGGCAAAGCATAAAGAGTATCTGGAACAGATGAAGCAGAAGGAGGCTCGTGTGGCGGTCAAGCGCCGCATGGCATTTACTGTTATCAAGGGAGGGAAAAAGGATTGAACGTAGCCTATAACATGGACTGCATGGAGTATATGCGGACGCTGCAGGACAAGGTGTTTGATCTGGCTGTGGTAGACCCTCCTTATGGAATCGGAGAAGATGGCGGTAAGGACCGGAACCACTATGTTACACAAAAGAACGGGGCGAGGCTTTACGTTAAGGACGGTGGCTACGAAAAGACTGACTTCGACCGTTTCCCTGCGGATGAGCGGTACTTTGCGGAGCTTTTCCGGGTCAGCAAGAATCAGATCATCTGGGGAGCAAACTATTTTGTTCTTCCTCGCGGCGGAGCGATCGTGTGGGACAAGTGCAATGACGGGGCCGATCAGTCTGGGGCTGAAATTGCGTTTAACTCTTTGAATTTGAGAACCGACATATTCCGGTTTATGTGGCGCGGCATGATGCAGGGAAAGAGTATTGCAGAGGGGACAGTCCAGCAAGGTAATAAGTCGCTGAACGAGAAGCGCATCCACCCGACGCAGAAACCGGTGGCGTTATATACATGGATTTTGCAGAAGTACGCAAAGCCGGGGGACAAGATACTGGACACCCACTTAGGCAGCGGCAGCAGCCGCATAGCCGCCTATGATCTTGGCTTTGATTTTGTTGGGTGTGAGATCGACCCTCACTATTTTCAGGCGCAGGAAAAGCGCTTTGAGGAACACACGGCGCAGATCAGTTTGTTTACGGGAGGTTGAATATGGACAGCTTGAATGCAAGCAGGATAGCTGGCGGGAACAGTGCGTATGGGCGGAGTCAGTCAGACTTCTATCCCACGCCGCCGGATGTGACGGTGGCGCTTATGCGCTTTTTGAATCTTCCGCACACAACGTCCGTGTGGGAACCGGCAACGGGAGAGGGCGATATGGCCGGTGTGCTTCAGACCTACTTTGAGACCGTCTATGCAACGGACATTCTGGATGGGACGGACTTCTTGAAGTCCAGCATTGACGCGGCGGATTGGATCATCACGAACCCGCCTTTCTCGCTGGCAGAGGCATTTATCCGCAGAGCAGCGGAGCTGGGCAAGCCTTTTGCGTTCCTTCTCAAGTCGCAGTATTGGAACGCAACGTGCCGGCGGAAGCTGTTTGACGAGATCCCGCCCAGTTACATTCTGCCGCTGACGTGGCGCCCGGATTTCTTTTTCAAGAAGCGGATGCCCGGAGAGAAGGGAAGTCCGCTGATGGACGTGATGTGGTGCGTTTGGCTGACGCCATGGAAGAATGATATTCAGACAGTGTATCGGCCTCTGGCGCGGCCGGAGATGGGAGCAGGAAATAAAAATGGCTAAACTGGCGATTCTGCTATTTATTCCGATCTGTCTTTACGGGTGGGCCTGTTACGGCATCTGCAAAGAATGGGACAAGGGCGCGCTGGCGTTTCTGATGCTGCTGCTGACCGGCGCGGCGTTCCAGTGCGGGTTTTCTTTGTGTCAGATGATTTTTTGAATTAAAGGGGGAATTTTTGATGAAGTATGATTTTCGTGTCGGGGACTATGTTGAAGATGCTACTGGTCGGGTCGGTTATATCCAGTCCATCTGCCAATGTGAGCAGTGCAAGGCGCGCGGTTTCTACGAACCTTTCGTCCTATATACGGACGGCAACGGCGATTACATCACAGCTTACGAGTATGAGAAAGGGTTTCCGGGTTACAAACGCATTGGCCAGTATACTTTTGCCCAGGCAGTTCAAGTTCCCCAGTCAGTGCAAGTTCCAAAGATCGACAAACTAATTTACACAGACGAAACAGCTATATTGTGGAAACTGAATGAGCTTGTGGATGCCGTCAATGAACTGCGTATGCGGGATGCAAAGGAGAGTAAGGATGATTGAGTACATCAGAGTTGTAAGCAAGCAGCGGACCGCGAAGCGGGCGTTTGACGTTCAGGTTGGGGCACACCTGCGTGTGTATATTGCCGGGAAGATCACCGGTGACAAGAACTATCGGGAGAAATTTGCCAAGGCAGAACAAGCCCTCACTGCCATGGGACATTGCGTCCTGAACCCGGCGAACCTCCCATCCGGCATGGAGCAGGGCGATTATATGCGTATCTGCTTTTCCATGATCGACTGTGCGGACTGTGTGGTTCTGCTACCGGACTGGCGTGAGAGTTCCGGGGCACGGTTGGAGCGAGCCTACGCCGAGAAAATCGGGAAAGAGGTTGTTGTGGCAGATCAGGGCAGGATCGAGGAATATTTGGAGAAGATGGGGAGATAAAAATGGGAGTGATAGTTTTATGCCGGAAAACCGGGCGGAGCATTGACCTTGGCTATTTTGGATTTAAGCGACTGAGGGATAAGGTCGCGGAGTTGTGCGGCGGTGTATTTTGGGATCACTATCAGGGCATTGACAAAGCCCCCTTTATGGGAGAAGCACGGAAGCAGTATTTTGATGCCTTCGACAAAAGGACAGAATATCTAATCCGAGAGAAAAAGGTTTCTGTAAAATAGTGGATTTTCTGCTTCAACCGGACGCTGGCGGTAGTATCCACTATGGGGCCTGCAAGGAGATCCTAAAGGTGATTGGAGACTATGATGATGAAATTCACTACGGCTACTCTGGAAGAAAAGACTGCGCCATGTTCCGGGATTTCAAGGCTATTTTGACAGATTGCGCAGTTCACAAATGCGATATGGTTTGGAGGTAATCAGATGGAGCGATTGACCTATTGGAACGAAGAATACGGGTGTTGGTCTTATCATTGTGGAAGCGGTGAAGCGGCAAACCGCCTTGCCGCCTACGAAGAGCCGGGGCTGACGCCGGAGGAGTTCCACGCCTATTGGGTGTTTTTGGAGGACTTGATCGGTGAGCAGAAAGCCAGTGAGGCACTGGACAGGTTCCGCCAGCTGGTCAAAGCCGACAGAGACGGGCGGCTGGTGGTACCGCCGTGCAAGGCGGGAGATACGGTGTATGAGGTTACAAGTCGAAAAACCATAAGCGAATACCGAGTAAAGGCAATTCGCGTGGAATTGTTTTGTACATTCATTGAATGGGATATTGTAGCCGGGTTTGTTGATAAATCCATTTTTGGCGTACCGGTTGATGAAATCGGCAAGACCGTATTCCTCACCCGCGAGGAGGCGGAGCGTGCATTGGAGGCGATGAAGGATGAGTAAAGCCGTACTTATCAGCATCCGCCCCAAGTGGGTGGAGAAGATCGCCAACGGCGAAAAGACTATCGAAGTCCGCAAGACCAAGCCGAAGCTGGAAACGCCGTTTAAGTGCTATATCTACTGCACGCTGCCAAAATATCCGCACGAGGACTTCATTGCGACGGACTATCCAATGCCACAGTTTTACGGCGGCGGCAAGGTCATTGGGGAGTTTACCTGTGAGCGGATTGCCCCGATCACATACGATGGCGGCAGGCTATGGTGTCCGACAAATGCCGCCTTTTCCCCTGCGACGTGCTTATCTCAGGCAGAAATTATAGCTTATATTGGCGATAAGGGGCGTTGTTACGGCTGGCACATCTCCGACTTGCGCATTTATGATACGCCGCGCGAACTGAGCGAGTTTACCCCTGCGTGCAGGTATAAAAATGATGATGGATCGTGTCCGTCGCGCAGGGTTGCTTGCTCATATCAGAAATATGACTACAACCCTGACGGGAGCATCAATCTTGTCGAGTGTGGGAGGACGCTTGAACGCCCGCCCCAAAGCTGGTGCTATGTAGATGACGTGCAAGCCAAATAATGCAAAAGAAAAACCCTCGCTTTTGAAGCGGGGGTTTTCCGTTCGTAAAACCGTTCGTAAAATTGAAGATAAAACGCCTTGCATTTGGTATTTTTATTGTCGTAATGGAAAATATTTTTACCATCCAAAAACGGCTGAACCCGTTGAAATATAAGGAAAACCCCACAATCACAAGGATTGTGGGGTTGGTCCGAGTGGCGGGAGTCGAACCCACTAATAAATGGATATAACCGTTGGGAATACAGGGCTGTTTTGCGACGTTCGTAAAATTGTTCGTAAAACGCGAGGATTGGCGGTGGGAAACATGGGAAAGTCAGGCGGACGCGCGAGGCGTTTGGTCAGGGGGCTGTTCTTCGTCCGGAGCGGGGTCATCGCCTCGGTTTTTGTAAAACCGCTCCATTTTGTTTTCGGCGTTGAGCCGATCTTCTTTGGCAAGTTTCAGGTAAATCTTGTGAACGGTGTTGTGGTCGCTCCATCCACCGATTTCTTGCACTTCCAATTCGCTAAGCCCAAGATGGAAACCGAGGGAGGCGAAGGATCGGCGGAGACCGTGAACACCGCACTCAGGAAGGTCATTCTTTTTGCAAATCAGGTTGATGCCGCCGCGCAAAGAATTTTCAGTACAATCCAGAATGGGAAGGCCGGCACTTTTCCGCTGCGAAAGCAGCTCGTAAAGGGCGGGGATCATAATTTGGATCGTGCGTTGAGACGAAACGTTTTTGTTGGTCTTTTTGTACACGAAGTTTCCGTTTTTATCCATGACCCGTGCGCCCTGAACGGTGATTCGCTTTTTCTTCAAGTCTATATTTTCCCAGGAAAGGCCGAATATCTCAGAACGGCGGAGGCTGTGAAGGGCCAGCAGCGCGCCCGCTTCAAACCGGCTGCCGCTCACAGCGTCCACAAAAACAAGGATCTGCTGGTAGGTCAGCCAGGGAAGGTCTTTTTTTATGCGTTGAGGGAGCCGGACTTCCGGCGGAGCGATGTGATTATCCCGCATCACGGTGCAAACAAGGCCCCATGAATTATACACCGTTTTAGGGGACAGGGTTTCACTGGCCTCGTCGATCTCCTGCTGCCAGTTTGAAAGGTCTTGTATTTTGGCGTTGATCTTTCCGGGGAAGCGATTCTTTTTGATACACTCATATCCACGAATCGTTGACGGGGATAGAGATTGATTTTTTTCCAAATAACTGTCGATTGCCTGAAGAAGCGTGAGACTGCATTTTGCGTCCTTTTTAGCTTCCAAAAAGCCGGCGCGGATGGCGCGGGCCTTGGCTTCGCAGAGAGCGGCGGTATCCTCCGTGATACTCTGCCCTTCGGCCCGCAGTTCTATATTCCACTTGCCGGACTTCAACTGACGTGGGGAGGGGACTTTGATCTCGTCCTTCTTTTTGCGCTCCCTGATCTGGCGTTCGCCGCACCATTTGCAGAAGATAGAATCATCGTCAATGACGCGCTTACAGTTTTTGCATTTCATGCGCACACCTCCCGTGTGTATCATCAGCCGTGAAAGAAACCGAAGTTTAGACAGTGCAAGTCCAGATATGCGGCGTAAGCCAAGGCGAAGATCAGAAGGACCAGCAGCCATCGCAAAAGACGGTCCCGGTTGCGGATGCCGTGGGACTGACGTTCCACAAATTCCCGGAGAAGTTCGTTCTGGGCGTTCAGGCCGTTGATCTCCTGACGGTAGACGTCCAGTTCCCGGCTTACGATTTCCTCAACGGTTTCCGGGGGCGGAGAATCTTCCGTTGGTTTCATCCCCAAAAACTGGTCAATGGAAATTCCGAGAAAAACGCAGATGGGGCCGAGAGTTTCCAATGTAGGGGAATGGGTGGTGGCACGGAACATATTGTTTACCGTGTTGAGAGGAACTCCGCTGCCGTCCGCGATATCCTTGTTGGTGATGTGTTTTTCTTCTTTTGCAGCGCGGCACTGATCAATCAATGACAGCATACATAGAGCACCTCCTTGTTGAAAATTGACAAAATGTGCGAAAGAGCAACTGGAATTGTGTGTATCAACACCGAAATCGTGTGTATTAAGACTATCAAACTTGAGGCTTTGATGGTACGATAAAAGCAGACCTACCGCACCCCCAAGCGGCGGGTCTGCTATGGGCCGCCGCTTTCGTGGCTGGGGCGGCGGCTCTCCATCACAGCTTCAGGGGGGCGGAAGAAAAAACGGAAAGGATGGGGAGAAAGGACTTGTATGTGTAGAAATGGAATCAACAGGAGCGGACTTTCATACCGACGCGGGTCTCCGTGATGAATTGAAACACCAGATCAAAGGACTGTCGGATGAAAGCATGAAAAAGCTGTGGGAAGCTATTCAATGCGGGGTGTTCGGCGCACCGCTGGAAACCGGAAATTAGGTAGTGGGCTTCCCCTGACGGCTTTTTAAAAACTCAACGTACTGCGCGAGGTCGGATAACTGATCCTCTCCGCAGGAATCGACAAATTCATAGATGGCTTTTGCGTAGCCACTGCCCGTCCCGCTTTTGGCGGGGCGGGTATTTTTTTTGGCCTGACGGTCAGCCGCAGCCTCGATGGTCTGAATAAAGGTCAGGTCATGAAGGGATTCCCGCAGGCCGTCGATCTCCACGGCAAGATCCTGCCGTTCATCCTCGTCTTTGCATTTAGCCCACTTTTTTGTGAGTTTTTCGATCCTGTATTTGGTCATGTCAACTTGAGCATCCAGCGTGTAGCCAAGAATGTAACCGCGTTTAACATCAAAATACTTGCAAATCAGACTCAGCGTATCTTCACGCGGAGCGGCTCCGTTTTTCCATTGTGTAACGGATGATGACGAAAAACCGAGTTCCTTTGCAACACCGTTAGGCGATTTTTTTGCTTTTCGACAAAGCATTTCATATTGGTCAAAAAACATAATTTAAACCCTCATAAAATGTTCATAATGCCAAATCTCGTTAAAAACGAGATTTTGAATTGACTTCTCGCTATTAACGAGGTATCATATATTTGTGCTCAGGCAAAGCACAACAGCTTGGCCCCTTATAGAGCGGCGTTTTTCAATATTTCTGGCAGTTTTATTGTATCGTCACTTTATGAGGTTGTCAAGCAAAAACACAGTAATTATGAGATTTTGAGCAGAGGAAGTGAGAAAATGACGTTGAGAGACCTGCGGCGTAATGTTTCTTTGACGCAGGAGGGCGTGGCTGCGGCCTTAATGCTGAGCCAGACGGTTGTAAGCAAATGGGAGACCGGAAAGTGGGCACCTGCGAAAAAGGTTCGGCCCACGCTGGCGGCGATGTACCGGGTCCCCCTTCCGGTGTTGGAGCGGTGCATCTTGGAGACCTGCGGGAAGGAGGTTCCTGAGAATGAATGAGTTGCAGACCATCAATGATGTGGCGATCACGGTCAAAGAGCATAAGGGCGTGCGCGTTGTCACCTTTAAGGACATTGACGCCGTGCATGGCCGACCGGACGGGACGGCCCGCAAGCGGTTCAACGATAACCGCGAACACTTTATCGAGGGTGAAGATTTCTTTGTTTTGAACCAGCCGTCCGAAATTCGGACGCTTGGTATTCAGCGTCCGCAGGGCGGCACACCGGAGAGCGTCACCCTCATTACAGAATCCGGCTATCTCATGCTGGTGAAGTCCTTCACCGACGATTTGGCGTGGGAAGTCCAACGGGAACTCGTCAAGGGCTATTTCCGAGTAAAAAAGAGTTTGAGTGGGGCGGAACAGCTTTTAGCACAGGCTCAATATCTCGTGGAGCAGGAGCGGCGGCTGAAAGCCGTAGAGCAGAAGCAGGCCGTTTTGGACGGCGTGATGGATGTAATGGCGGCGCCCATGCTGGCAGAGGATGGGTGGCAGGAGAAGGCACAGAAAGCCATCAATACGGCAGTCGAACGGTTTCAGACGAATCACCAGACATTCCGGGCAGAACTCTATGAGGACGTGGAGCGGGTCGGCCATGTGGATCTGGAAACCCGGCAGACACGGCTTCGCAAGCGCATGAAGAACGCCGGGGCTACGGCTACGGAGTGCAAAGGTGTTTCTAAACTCCATGTGATCGCAAGAGATCCTAAACTACGTCCTGTTTTTGAAACGCTGCTGAAGCAGAAGGTGATCCGCATGGCAAAAGAGCGGGGGATGGAGTATTAAATCACGAAAGGGGGCGGCGGGATGCCGCGGGTAAAACTGGGGCGGAAGCCCAATGACGAGGTTTTGATCTCACTGCTGTGGGGCAGACAGGCCGCTATGGGGATGCCGGTGGGCACCATGGCGGAAAAGGCGGGCATGACGCCGCAGACTCTACGGTCTCGGAAGAAGTCCCCGCAGGATTTTTCGCTGAAGGAGCTATTAAAGCTGGGGCGGGCACTGGACATTCCCATTGAGGAACTGCGGGATGCCATCCGCTATTAACGAAGGGAGCAAGAGGGTCATGACACCAACGCATATCAGCGCAAAGACGCTGGAAGCCATTGAAAAGGCGCTGACCCACGGGGACCGTGTGGAACTGATCCCGGTGAAGGACGGCGTGAAGGTGATCCGCGTCCGGCGGGACGAGATCAAATAAGCCTATGGAAAAAGTGAATGAGATGCCTGTCCCTAAGCGTTGGGACAGAGGAGCAGAGCGTTGCTGATGGAACCGGGGAACCGGTGTCTATTCGGCGGCGCTTTTTGTTTTGCTGTAAGGAGACGGAAATTTGATGAAAACCTTTGAGGAATACGAGGCGGAGGCCGCATGGGAAGCCCACTTGGAAAACGCCCTTCGCGTGGCACGGCGGGAAGCTGCGGAGCGTAGGCGGAAGGCCATTCGCAAGGCGCTGCTGCTGTGGGGCGCTGTGGCGCTGGTTCTGGCAGCACTGTGGCTGACGCGGGAGACCGGGAAGCCGGAGCCGGAGGCACCGACCGTGACGGCGGGACGGCTGGCCGGGGACGATACCCCGGCGGCGGAGTACGCTTCGCTGGTCCTCTGGCAAGAACTGGACCCTGAGACAGCCCCGCCGGTTCAGGAGGACTACGAGAACGAGAAGATCGAAGCGGCGCTGTTTGGCAGCGGGTATTTCCGGGATGACGTTCCACTGGACGGAGACTTGCAAAGCTATCTCCGGGCGGCCTGCGAGGAAAGCGGCGTGGAGTACACGCTGATGCTGGCGATCATCCGCAAGGAGACCGGCTACCGGAACGTGAAGGGAGACGGCGGAGCCAGTTGGGGCTACTGCCAGGTACAGCCCCGGTGGCACAAGGCCCGGATGGAGCGGCTGGGGGTCACAGACCTGATGGACCCCTTCGGAAATTTCCGGGTGGCCTGCGACTACATGGCGGAGCTTTTGAGCCGGTATGACGTAGAGAACGCCTTGACGGCCTACAACAGCGGCCATCCGGGGCACAGCGATTATGCCAGAACCGTGATGAGGTATTGGGAGGAACTGAAAAATGGGTGAGTTGGTACGGCTGACTTTCCCGGACCGGCCACAATGGCTGGCAGGACGGTGCCGTGGCATTGGCGGCAGCGAGGCGGCGGCGGCCATTGGGCGAAGCCCATGGAAAACGGCGCTGACGCTGTGGAAGGAGAAAACCGGGGCGCAAGCCGCGCCTGATCTCGGCGGCAACGAGGCCGTGGAGCTGGGGCGGCGAATGGAACCGGCCATCCGGGACTTCTTCATGGCCCAGTATCCCGGCTACGAGCTTTACTACGGTGCCTATGACATTCTCTACCAGAGCGACCGCCCATGGCTTTTTGCCACGCTGGATGGAGAACTGACGGAGACGGACACCGGACGGAAGGGTATTTTGGAGATCAAAACCTCGACGGTGAGCCGGGGGATTGACTGGGCGAAATGGCGGGATCAGGTTCCTGAGAACTATTTCACGCAGATCCTTCACCAGCTGCTTGCCACCGGGTATGACTTCGCCGTGCTCTATGCGGCGCTCTATGATCTGTCCGGCAACATCACACTGCGCCGCTATGACTTTGAGCGGCGGGAGCACGAGGCGGACCTGAAATGGCTGCTGGAACAGGAGACGGCCTTTTGGGACCATGTGGAGGCGGGGACGATGCCCGCCCAGACTTTGATTTTGTAAGGCGCACAACTCCGAAAAATTTAAGAAAGACGAGGAGACATGAATATGGAAAAGAACGAGGTTCACATCACGGTGAGGAACATCAAAACCGGCGAGGTTTTGATGGACAAAACCCCTGCGGCGTTTATCTGCGTAGCTGTGGACGATGCGAATTCACAGGTATGCAGCGCCATTTCCACCTCCAACGCGAATGTGCTGGTGAATCTGATTCGCCGGACATTGCTTGAGGTCAAGCGTATTTGCAGAAAATTCCCAGTTTTGGCACTTTTTCTGTCGATCATTCCCTGCACAGAAGAGGACGATGACAAGGAGGCGCAGGCATGATGCTGGTAAACATTCGCTATTATAAGCCCCTGCACAAGGCATACGCAGGGAACGCATTTACCTACCGGACGGCACTGCCCCTGACGGTGGGGGACAAGGTGATGGCTCCCACGCAGGGCGGAGACAAGCGGGCCATGGTGGTGGAGATCAACGTGCCGGAGAGCCGTGTGGACGAGCGGATCATGCCGCTGCTGAAGGAGATCACGGCCTATGACACCGGGGAAAAGGAGGACGCGGACGCATGAGCAGCGCAATGGAATTTGCCATTACCACGGATCTTACTCCGCTGAAGGAGTTTAACATCTCCGCCAACTTTGCGGAGTGTCAGGAGTGGCTGGAAGAGAATCTGGCTCCATACCGGGGCATGGTGGTGACGGAGGAGGCTATCGGCGCGGCAAAGAAGTACCGGGCCAGCATCCGCTCCGTGGCGGGACGTATCGACGAGTGCCGGAAGATGGCCAAGGCTGCGGCGCTGGCCAGCTACGCCCCCTTTGAGGAAAAGTGCAAGGCACTGACGGCCCTGTGCGACGAATCTGCCGCCAATCTGGACGGCCAGATCAAAGCCTTTGACGAGCAGCGTCGGGGGGAGAAGCTGGCCGCTATCCGGGCCTTTTTCGATGAGCGTATCGGAGAGCTGGTGGAATTTCTGCCGTGGGAGGCCGTATTTGATAAGCGGTGGGGCAACGCCACCTATTCAGAGGAACAGGCCCACAAGGACATTCTGGTGGCGATCAGCAAGTGTGACAGCAGCATTACCGCGATCCGCGGACTGAACAGTGAGTTCGAGACAACGCTGCTGGAAGAGTACAAGCAGTGCCACGATCTGCCCACTGTGCTGAAAAAGGAACAGGCGCTCAAGCGGGTGAAGGAGATCGAGGAACAGCGGAAGGCGGAACAGGAACAGCGCAGACAGCAGGCCGAGGCTGCGCGGGCGGCGGAGGAAGCCGCCAGAGCGGAGCGGGTGCAGGCCGCCGTGTTAGCGTCCAGAGCCATTCAGACGGAAGCACCGGCACCGGCCCCGGCGGCGGAGGTACAGCCGAAGCGTACGGCTCCGCAGACCGTCACCCTTTCGTTCCGGGTGACAGGCACTGTGGAGCAGCTGAACGGACTGCGGGATTATATGCTGGCCAACGGCATCGCCTTTGGCCGCGCAGACTGAATAAGGGAGGAATTTTGTCATGAAGGCAACAAACAGCTTTGCGACCCAGACCCAGCGGGACAAGCCCACGTTTTCCATGGCCATTGCGGCCCCCAGTATGCAGAAGATGATCCAGAGCGCTCTGCGGAGCGACAAGGCGGCGGCGCGGCTGACTTCCACCCTGATCTCCGCCGTGAATGCCAGCGAACAGCTGAGAGCCTGTGAACCCAGCACCATTGTGGCGGCGGCCCTTCGGGGCGAGGGCATGGGCCTGATCTTCGGCCATGGCTACTATGTGGTTCCCTACGGGACTACCGCAACGTACATTCTTGGCTAAACTTTTATGGTCAAGTAAAACTGCGTGAACCCTATTACTCAGGGGTGTGCCGCTTTTGCGGTGCTAACGGTGAAACCCTTCATTTTTCGGGGCAATACCGTGCTGCGATACTCAAAATGGAGAAAATTATGACAGGAATTTACCTTATCACCAACAAGGTGTCTGGCAACACCTATGTTGGACAAAGCATTGACATTAAGCGTCGGTTTATAGAACACCGGACTATAACCGCCGAACACAACCTATCTTTGAAGAGAGCGTTCATCAAGTATGGATTAGAAAACTTTTCGTTTGAAGTTCTTGAGGAATGTCCAGCAGAAATGCTGAATGAGCGTGAGATGTTTTTTATAGAAAAGCTCAGGCCCAGATATAACCGGACGAGGGGCGGAGACGGACGAGGCAGACCGCTGACTGAGGAAGAAAAGGAACACCTCAGAGTGTGCGGCAAAAGGCAGTGGGCGGCAATGTCCCCAGAAGCAAGGATGAAGCAGATTTTAAACAATCTGAAAGGTCCAAAAGTGGGACACCCCGTATCTGAGGAAACAAGAGAAAAATTGAGGGCTGCCAAACTTGGTAAAAAGGATGCCCCTGAATCGGTGGCAAAGAGGCAGAAAGCAGTCAGGTGCATAGAAACCGGAGAGATATTTCAGAGCATAAAAGAAGCAAGAGAAACAAAACAGCTCCCTTCATCATTGTGCCAGCATTTGAAGGGAAGATTAAAAACCTGTAAAGGGCTTCATTTTGAGTATTTGAGTGTAGAGACTACCCGTGATGAATGTAGCGGGGTAGGGCAGAGGATGAGTTGCTGCCCGAAGTGCGCGGCACACGAAAACGTGTGAAGAGATAGTCCACCCCGGCGCGATGAGAAAGCGCCGGAATCGTGATAAAGGTTATATCCAGCTTGCCATGTCCACCGGGTTTTATGCTGACATCGACTGCACGGACATTCGTGAGGGCGAGATCGAGGGGCGGAGCCGCCGGACGGGCAAGCCCATCGTGAACCTTGCCAAGTATGAGAGCGACGAGGAGCGGCAGAGTAAGCCTATTATCGGCTACTACGGTTACTACGAACTGAAGGACGGGACCTTCCGTTTTGAATACTGGCCCATGGACCGGCTCCTGCGCCATGCGGACCGGTACTCCAAGGCGTTCAGCTATGAGAAGTTCAAGGCCATGCAGAGTGGGGAGATGAACCCCAAGGACGTGGAAAAGCTGCTGAACGGCTCCCCCTGGTACGATCCCAACGGTGGGCAGGACCGGATGTGCCGCAAGACGATTCTGCGGCAGCTGCTGAACAGCGGCTACGCGCCCCTGTCCCCGGAGGTCAAGACCCAGCTCATGGAGGAAGCCAGCGCCGAGGACGAGGGCATGATCCCTGATATGCCCATGCCGGAGCGCACGGTGGCATCTACCGGAGAGGTGGTGGAGACCGCGCCTGCGGCTGTGGAAGCCCATCAGGAGACCGTGGAGAGCGAATCCGGTATGGTTACACCCCCCAAGCTCGAAAAGACCGCAGAGGCCTCTCAGAAGGCGCGGGACGAGGGTATGGACTATGCGGCCACCTTCTTTGGGGAATGAGGTGAGGAACCATGCTGATCTCCATTAAGACGCGGGAGGAGGACGGGAGCCGGTACATGATGTGTGCCGGCACCGTCACCCGTGAAGTCAAAACCGGAACCACAGCCAAGGGAACGCCGAAGGCGGAATTTGGCATGAAGTACGCTAAGGGCGAGTTCATGAACGTGTCTGCCGTGGGGGACGATGACGTGACCCGCATGGCGGCGTGCCTGGAAAAGGGAGACGCCGTTCTGGTGTGCGGCGTGTGGAAAACCCGGCGCTACACCACCCGTGACGGGGAACAGAAGGAGTGGAGCGAGCTTCACGCGGAGTTCGTGGCCCCGCAGACGGTGATGGCGGCAGTGTTGGGGCTGCTGGCGGCAGAAAGTGAGAAGCCGCGCTCCTCTGAACCGGCGAAGCCTATGGAACACAGCGGCAGTCAGGCGGGTTCCCTTGACAGTCAGGAGGACGCCGTTTTGCCGTGGGAACAGCCCGAAGAGGACGAACCCTACGATTATGTACCGCAGATTTAGGGGGAATTGACCTATGGCGAAAGAAAACCGGTATTTCTGGCTGCGGCTCTATGATGACTTCTTTACGTCCAAGCGGATCAAAAAACTCCGCAAGCTGGCGGGCGGGGATACCTACCTCATCATTTACCTGAAAATGCAGCTCATTGCCATGAAGCACGATGGAATTTTGCAGTGGTCAGGTCTTGACGATAACTTTGCCGATGAGCTGGCGTTGGAACTGGATGAGGAACCGGCCAACGTGGAGGTGACGATCAACTACCTTCTTTCCTGCGGTTTGGCGGAGACCTCGGATGACGTCACGTTTTTCTTCCCGTATGCGGTGAAAAACGTTGGGAGCGAAGGTTCCTCCGCAAAGCGGATGAGGGAGTCCAGAGCAAGAGCAAAGCTGGGAGAATCGTCACAATGTGCGAACGATGTGCGAACATTGTGCGAACATCGTTACGGAGAGAAAGAGATAGAGAAAGAGATAGATATAGAAGATATATCTTCTTCACTACGTTCAGAAGATATGGGGGGCAGTGCCCCCAGTGAGCCAAAGGCACCGGAGAGCGGAAAGCGGACGGCGGTGAAATTCGTACCGCCCACGCTGGAAGAGGTGGAAGCCTACGCCGCGTCCCGGCAGAGTACGGTGGACCCCCGTCGGTTTTTTGAGTATTTTAACACCCCGGACGCACAGGGCCGCTCGTGGAGGGACAGCAAGGGCAACCCGGTGAAGAACTGGAAGCAGAAGTTCCTCACATGGGAAGGCCGGGACAGCGGGAAAGGAAAGCCCGCCCCGGCGGCATCCCGGACGGACAAGCCCCGGAAAAGCTGGACGGAGCTGGCAGCGGAGATGGACGCGGAGGAGGGCCGCACAACATGACCAGACAGGAGACAGGCATCATCATGGATATTCTGACGGCGGCCTATCCCCGGTTTTACAGCAGCACCACTGGGCCGGATATGCGCAACGCCATCAAACTGTGGGCGGATATGTTTGCCCATGACGAGGTGGCGCTGGTGGCGGCGGCGGTAAAAAGCGTGATCGAAAGCGACGAAAAGGGATTCCCGCCCACCATCGGGCAGGTAAAGGCCAAACTTCGCCTGCTGACGGCAAAACCGGAAATGACGGAGGCAGAGGCGTGGGGTCTGGTGGCAAGGGCCATCCGAAACGGGCTGTACGGCGCGGAGGAGGAATTTGAGAAGTTCCCGCCGGTGGTACAGCGGATCGTGGGCAGTCCCAACACGCTGCGGGAGTGGGCGCGGATGGACACGGAGACGGTGCACAGCGTAGTGTCCAGCAACTTCCAGCGCAGCTACCGGGCCATTTCCGTACGGGAACGGGAGATCAACGCCCTGCCTGCGGAGGTTCGGGCGCTGGTACAGCGCATCGGCACCGGGCCGGAGCCGGAGAAGCTGGCGGCACCTGAGAAAAAGGAACTGCCGGCGCCGGAAGTGAAACCGGAAGCCGAGGCGGTGAAGCCGCCGGAATGGTTCAAGGACGCGGTACGGCCCCAGCGGCGCAGCCGGGATGAGGTGATGGCCTATCTCCGGGGAAAGGCCGATGGGGATGGCAGGTAATTTTACGTTGGCAAGCTGTATGCGGAGATACAGCACGAAGGCGGAGAAGGAGGACCCCTCCAACAGTCTGCACAAGTGCTGGTCCTGCAAACTGGCCTATGGGCAGTGTGAATGGAGCCGGGTGGACGAAAAAAGTGGAAAGGTCCGCTTTGAGGACGTTCCCGGCTGGAAGGTCCGGCGGAGATCCCGCATGGATCGGGACGGACTGGTGGAACGGGTACAGGTGCTGGATTGCCCGAAATATCAGGAGGAAAAGCGATGAGTGTTTGTTTGGATGACCTAAACAGCCTGCCGGAGCGATACCGGAAGCAGGTACAGCAGCAGATGCAGGCCCAGCAGATCGACCGGACGGCCAGGGTGATGGCCCGGTTCGTGACGGAGGAGAAGGGAAAGGCGGAAGCGGCGGCGGAGGGTAAGCGCAAGCACCACAACCACCCCACCGCCCGAACCCTGCCCAACGGAACGGAGCACACCTTCGACAGCCGCAAGGAGGCGGCACGGTATGACGAGCTGGTACTGCTCAGCAAGGCCGGGGCCATCCGGGACCTGCGGCTCCAACCCCAATTCACGCTGAAGGAAAGCTACATCACGGCCAACGGCGACCGAAGCCGCGCCGTGACATATCGGGCGGACTTCTCCTACGAGGAGCGGGGGAAGGACGGCACATGGCATCTGGTTGTGGAGGACGTAAAAGGCCCTTCCACGAAAAAAGACAAGACCTACCGCATGAAGGTGAAGATGATGCAGGACATGAAGCACATCACCGTGCGGGAGGTATGAACGGAAAGGAGATATGCCCGGTGGAGACCGTAACTGTGATCGTGCGGGCCGTGCTGCCATGGGACAGCGCGGACGGGAAAGACCGCATTGAGATATGCACCCATGACCGGCAGAGCCAGATCGACTACTGCCTGAACCACTGCCCCTATGCGGAATGCGTGAACTGCGCGGGCGGAGGTCGGACTACCAGCCGCGGCGGGCGGCCGCCACTTCTGCGGGAAGCGGAAATGCAGAAGCTGCGGGAGTTGCTGGAAGCACGGACAGACCCGGCGGACATTTGTCGGGAGATGCACATGGACGCGGATTTTCTAAGTCGGTGCAAACGAAAGCTGCGGAGGGAGGCCCCAAGAACGGCCAGACACGAAAGGAGCGGGACATGAAGCACAGCAACGATTACTGGGAACAGGAAGCCTATTGGGAGATGGAACGGCGGCGGGCGAAGAAGAACCGCAAGACCAGAGAGCAGCGGCGGCGGGAGCGGGCGGACACCTCCGCCATGATCGGCGGAATTTGCTTTTTACTGCTGCTGGCGGTTCTTTTGGCGAAGGTCCTACTGGGAGGTGGAACGCCGTGAACAGGGAGAACCGGAGAGCAGGGTGGAATAAAAAGCTGCCACCCTGCCCTCTCTGCGGACTGGACAGCGGGGAGCGGGTCGAGGATGCGGCACCGCCCTTTGACTACATCGTGGCGTGCACCTCCTGCGGGGCGCGGACCAGACCATATCACGGTCTGAACTGCGCCACGAAGGCGTGGAACCGGGGAGATGTTTACCGCCCGGAGAAAGGAAAACACCATGTATCACTGTGAAACCTGCGGCGCAGATTTTGAAGCCCCGCTGATCTTAGACGGTTCGGAGCCGAGACCGGACTGCTTTTTTGAGCGGTTTCGGAAGGTGGGCTGTCCCTATTGCGGGAGCCAGTATTTCAACGAATTGGACGAGGAAGGGGAGGCAGATTGATGGATGCTGTTGAGTTTTTGAAAGAACGAAGCAGAATGTGCAACGCACAGGGCGAGTGTGACACTTGCCCGATTACAACAGTGTGTGAAGATTATTTCCTAAACCACAACTATAACCAAGAAAATGCCGAGGGTATGGTTGCCACAGTTGAGCAATGGGCAAAGGAACACCCCGTCAAAACCAGGCAGAGTGAGTTCCTGAAGCTGTTTCCGGGAGCGGAGCCTACGAAAGACGGTGTCCTAGCAATATGCCCGAACGCATTTTCTCCCGTGTATAAGGACGAAAGGGGACTGTGCAAATGGCATTACGCTGAGTGCGATAACTGCTGCCGGAAATTCTGGCTTGCGGAGGTGGAGGACGCATGAAAGTGTTGATAGCCTGCGAGGAATCGCAGGAAGTCTGCAAGGCGTTCCGGGCGCTGGGCTATGAAGCCTACTCGTGTGATATACAGGAACCCTCCGGCGGGCATCCTGAGTGGCATATCTTAGGCGATGCGCTCAAGGCCATTGAGGGGGGGCAAGTGACCACTATGGACGGACAGACCCATGATGTGGGGCGGTGGGATATGATTATTGCTTTCCCGCCCTGCACCAAAACCAGCAACGCCGAAGCGCGGCACTTGTATAGGGGCGGCAAGCTCAATATCAAGCGGTATTATGAGGGCTTATGCGGCAAAGCGCTGTTTTTAGCTATTTGGGCAGCGGATTGTGAAAAAGTTGTGATTGAGAATCCGACGCCGAGTAAAGTCTTTGAGTATCCAGAGCCAACCCAAGCCATACAGCCCTATCAATACGGGCACCCGTTTAGCAAAAAAACCTTGCTGTGGGAGCGTGGTGTCCAGCCGTTGGAGCCGACAAACATCGTTGAACCGACAGCAACATGGTGTCCGAGCGGCAGTTACAGCCATAAGCATGGGGAACAGCACAAAGGTATGTTTACCACGGATAGGGCCAAAAACCGCGCAAAGACCTTCCCCGGCATCGCCAGAGCCATGGCGGAGCAATGGGGCGGAGACATAAGGGAGGAATCATGAGCGACTTGGAGCAGACCGCAATCGAGCGGCTGAAAGCGGCGTCGGATATGAGCCTGCGGCTTTTTGAGAAGCCGTTGGTAATCACCTACTCCGGTGGGAAGGACAGCGACGTGCTCCTGCATCTGGCAAGGGCCAGCGGCATCCCATTTGAGGTATTGCACAGCCTGACCACGGCGGACGCTCCAGAGACGGTGCGCCATGTGTACGATACGTTTTATCAGCTGGAATGCAAGGGCATCAAGTGCGACGTGGACAAGCACGTCCAGCCGGACGGCTCCCGTATGACCATGTGGAAACTGATTCAAAAGAAGCTCATGCCGCCCACACGCCTGATGCGGTACTGTTGCGCCGTCCTTAAAGAGGGGGGAGACAAGGATCGGTTTATCGCTACGGGTGTTCGCTGGGCGGAATCCACGGCCAGGAAACGCCGTGGCGGCTTAGAGGTCTTAACGTCTAAGCCACAAAACAAACTGATCCTATCAAACGATAACGACGAGGATCGCCGATTATTTGAAACGTGTCAACTCAAGGGGAAGCGGGTGGTGAACCCCATTGTGGACTGGCAAGCGGCAGATATTTGGGATTACGTCGGCGTAGAAAAAATATCCATGAATCCGCTGTACTGCGAGGGATTCTGCCGGGTGGGCTGCATTGGCTGTCCCATGGCATCCAAAACCAGAATCATGGAATTTGCCCGCTATCCAGAGATCAAGGCAGCGTGGATACGTTCGTTTGACAAAATGTTGATAATACGGATCGAACGGGGCATGGAGGCATACTCTTGGCGCTCCGGCGTGGATGTATTCCACTGGTGGATGGAGGACGGCGTTTTGCCGGGGCAGGAAGTTCTTGGAGGGTTTGAGGAATGACAAACTTTGAGTTTTACACGAAAAACGCAGCCAGATTGGGGGAGCTGATCGAAAAAGCCGTGGATGACGCGCTGGAAGCAAAGGGCTGCTCACTTGATCTGAAATACCCAGAGAAGCTATCCAATGCCGATGATGCCCGCATGGTGACGTGGGCAAGCTGGCTGAATGAAGAAATGTAGGGAGGAACTATGAGAGATACAAACCTCGTAAATTCGCTGCGGGAGCACGCGGAATGGGCGCGAGAAAATGAGTGGGAAACGCCGATCACACTGGGCGACGATCTGACCGAAGCCGCTGACCGGCTGGAGAATCAAAACGCACACATCGCGGTGCTCCAGAAGGAAATTGAAAAGCTGCGGGGGCAGAACGAGCAACTCCGGGAAGCGGCTGAGCTGGTGGCCAAGGAGAGCGCGGAACTGCTTGAACGGCGGTGGATCCCGGTTGAGGAGCGGCTGCCGGAAAATGGAGTGCCGGTCCTTATTAACTACATTGCCAGTGATGGTGGGAAATACCACCCGGACGGAACTGCTGTGTGGACAGATTACGGCTGTTTTTGGTGGGAGGGCAGTCTGGAAGATTGTGATACAGAGGTCGCCGTGCCGATTACCCACTGGATGCCGCTGCCGGAACCGCCGGAGGAGGTAAGAAGATGGAACGACTGACAAATAAACGCGAAGCTGACGCGCAACGAAAAGAGTACGAGCGCCGCCTTGCAAACGGGTATCCGAGGAATATCCCAGAGGAGCGGTTTCTGCGCCTTGCCGCCTATGAGGACACGCACATGATGCCATCCGATGTAACCTCGATGCGCATGGATATGGCTATCATTGCGGCGCTGTTCAACAGCATCGATGTGGACAGGATGAAAGAGCTGGCCGAGGCCGACAGGGCTGGTCGGCTGGTGGTGCGGCCGTGCAATGTGGGCGATACGTTATTCAGAGTGTTCGCCGGAGAAATCTTAGAGCACAAAGTCAGCAACATGAGATACCTCGCAATACAGGGACGGTGGGACATTGATACAACCCCGTTCTGCTCATACGTAGAAAGTTCCATAGGGAAAACGATTTTCTTAACACACGAGCAGGCGGAGAAAGCATTGGAGGCGATGAAGGATGAGTAAAGCCGTACTTATCAGCATCCGCCCCAAGTGGGTGGAGAAGATCGCCAACGGCGAAAAGACGATTGAGGTGCGCAAGACGAGGCCAAAGCTGGATACGCCGTTTAAGTGCTATATCTACTGCACAAGAGACAAGCACCTTGCGTTTATGCAGAATCAGACAGGCACAAACCTGATTGCCTGCATGGATGTGGATGCGGCAATCCCGGTGGGCGGTGCCATAGGAAACGGCAAGGTCATCGGGGAGCTTACCTGTGACCGAATTTATGAGCTTGCGCCCCTTAACCATGCGCCGGATGACGTAGAACAGCAATCCTGCCTGACACGGGAAGAAATTGTGAACTACCTAAAGGGAACTGGCTACGGCTGGCATATCTCCGACCTTGTAATCTACGATACACCGCACGATCTGGGCGAGTTCGAACGCCCTCATGAATGCAATGAATGCGACGAAAAATGGGCGAGTGAATGTAACACCTGCTATGAAAAAAACAAAATCAAGCGCCCGCCCCAAAGCTGGTGCTATGTGGAGGCGATGAAGAATGGCTGACCTAAAATCGTGCCCGTTTTGTGGATATAAGGGCGTTATGCAGAGAAAGGGTCACTGCTATCGAGCATGTTGCCCAAATAGAGACTGTCCAATCGAACCGAGAACACATTGGTTTTTGAATCATCTATTAGCAATCGAAGCATGGAACAGGAGGGCTGACAATGGCTGACCAAATGCAGTTATATGACACATCGGAGAAACAATCAAGTAACAACACAGGTAAAGCTAAACGGAAGTGGGAAAATGGTTTCCAGAGATGGAGCAACCGGCACAGTGCAGATGGTGGTAGCTCTTTTGGGTGCTGTGGATTCGGCAGTATGTGTGACTATTGTGAGGATAATTCGTATGGATGCCCGTGTGTCAGGTCGCTGAACGCCATGATCCGCGAAAAGCGTCTGAAAATCGATTACGAAAAGACTGGTTATGAAGAAGTATGGGAGGGGATTTTTGACGATGGCTGAATACATTAAGCGGGAAGCAACGATTAAGGCGATTGTTGACAGCAGAAACAGGTATTATAACAGTGCGAGCAACCAATATTTAGTCGGGCGTTGTGATGGCTTGGATATTGCGGCCGGACTGCTTCGCGTGGCCCCCGCCGCCGACGTGGCCCCGGTGGTGCATGGGCGGTGGATACATAGCCGATACGAGGACTGTTCTGAACAGTTTGAGCTTGTGAAGTGCTCCCAATGTAATCATGAGGCGTATGCGATGGCCATCTATGTTCACGACGGCAATTACTTCCCCAACTGCGGGGCCAAGATGGACGGAGGTGCTGAATGAAGCTGAAAGACTGGCTGATGATAGCCTTTTGGACGGTGGTCATAGCCGCTGGCATTGCGTTTATAGTGTTTTATTTCAAAAGCATTTTAACCGCCGACATTCCACTGTGGCTGAAACTGCACTTGTTAAGGGGGAAGTAAGATGGCCAAACAATCTGGATACTTGCAACGGTGGGAGAACGAGACCAACCGGCTGCTTCAGGCAACGATGGTTATAACCTCGCAGTATGACATTGATACACTGCAAATCGCGATTCACCAGTCGGAGGGCTGGGGCTATGACCGCATTATGAGGCTTACCGAAGCATGGGCAGAAGTGAGAAAAGAATACAGGCCGGCGCTGGACTACAAAAACCCGGCGGCGGACGTGTGCCAGGAGCATATGGACCGGGTGCTGAAAGAGATCATCCGGGATAAGGCGGAGCTGATTCCGCACGCTGAGCGGTACAAAGATTTGAGAAAAGTGACGTATGGAGGACGGAAATGAAGATCGGGCAGACGGTAGAGGCGAAGTTCAAGACGCTGCCGGTGGAGCGGGCGAAAAGCGAGCGGTCAAGCGTGGAGCTGTGCCCGATGCGGACGGGGCGGGTGACATGGGTACACCCCAAGGGACGGTTTATCACCGTGACGACCAAAACCCTTGGCGGGGACGTGACGGAGAACTTTTTGCCCGGAGAGGTCCGGGCAGTCTGAGAAAGGGGGCGGAGGACATGGCAGAGACGCTTGTAAATTTTGTGCTCCTGTTTGCGGCGGCGGGCTTTGCGGTCTATGAGGCGAGCAGCGGGAATATTGCCATGACGGTATACGCCTGCACACTGCTGGCGCTGTTTTCTTTGCTTTGGAAGATGGAAAGCATCGAACGGCGCCTGAAACGGCTTTGCGAGCTGCTGGAAGGGGAGGGGGACGATGGAGAGGACTGAGGACCGCAAGGAACTGCCGGTTTACGCAGTAAGGCTGCGGGAATTGCGGCGGGCCAGAGGCATAAGCAGCCGCCGGGTATCGGAATACTGCGGTATGAGCCACGGCATGGTAGGATTTTACGAAAGCGGCATGAAGGAACCGAAGGCGTCGGCCCTGATCACACTGGCGGATTTTTACGGCGTGAGTGTGGATTACATCCTTGGCTTGGAGCCGGAATAAAAAATTTTTCAAGTGGCTACTAAAGTTTACCAAATCGGGAAAATCTTGTGAAATAATAGAGAGTGAGAAGAAATAAATTCTTTTCACTCTCTGTTTTTTTCAAGGGGAAGGAGGCCGCAAATGGAACTGGAACCGATGGATACAGCGGAACTGACTGCACAGCAGGAACGCTATGACGCCATTGCCCGTGCCACCAGCGACAGCCTTGCCCTTTTTTACTGCTGTATTGAATTTGACCGCCCTTTCGATATGCTGGCGGTTCCAAAAGAGCCGGACGTGGGCGAGAAGTGGATCGCCTATCTGGACAACCTGCGGCTGAAGAAGCTGGACACGAGACGGGGAGAACCCCTTGGCTTTCTGGACGGGCTGACGGACATTACCAAGATTTTTGGCGAGGGACTGTCCGCCGGGGAATTTACCAAAGCGGTGGGCAACGAGAAGTCCGCCCGGAACCGGAAGGTAGGGACGGCACAGCAGCGGAAGAACTGGGGCGAGAACTCCGCAAAGAACCCCTACACCTCTGAGGACTATGACGAACTGGACCGCATTTATGAGGCACTGTCCAGCGACCTGATGGCGGCGGGCGGCGTAAGCGTGAAGCAGGAGTTTATTCTGCGGGACTGCGCGAAGATGACGCTGGACCGGGACAAGATGCGGGCCATCGGCCAATATGACAAGGCGGCTAAGCTGAACAAGATGGTGCAGGACAACCTGTCCAGCGAGGGACTGCGGAAAAAGGACGCGAAGCCCATTGACGATCTGCGGATCGACAGTCTGGTGGAAGCGCTGGAAAAGAAAGGGCTTTTGAAAAACGGAAAGCAATGCGACCCGGACGAGATGTTCCGCATTTTGTTTGGGCGATCCTGCAAATACCCCTACACCATGGACGCGGCGGAGCAAATGATTTTAATTAACGAAAACCGGATGCGGCAGAACGAGGGGCGGCCTGAGCTGACCACCCTGCCGCCGGAGATGCGGCTGCGGGACGATTTGGGCGAGTTCGCGGAGGAACCCAACGAGCAGGAAAAGGAGGCATACCAGCAGCTTGGGCTTGTGAAGATGCCTCCGGCGAAGAAAAAGCGGTAAGGAGGAACCATGGCGCGGCGGGCTGGAAAGGCATGGACAAGTTCACAGGGCTGGGTCAGCGTGAAGCCAACAGCGGAGCGAGACTACACGAACTATGAGGATGCCTGGTGGGCCTTTCTGATCTGGACATTTCGGTGGTTCCCGGACAAGTTGTTAGATATCTGCCGTGGGGAGAACGCGGACTACGCGCGAGACGAGATTTTGCAAAGGGTTATGGAGCGGGTGTACGCAAGAAAATCCAGCGTGGCTTTTACGGGAACCAGAGGCATTACAAAAACCTATTCCAAGATGAAATACGAGATGGTGAACGGTGTTGTATGGCCGGCCACACAGGTTGCATATTTTGGTCCAAGCTACAAGCAGATGGCCAGCATCGGTAGCAAAACGTTTCGCCAAATCGAAAAAGACTTTCCGACGCTGGCAGCGCATTGGAGGGTCACGGCGGAGAGCAAGGACGATTTCAAGATCGAGACGGATTGCGGCAGCGCCTTTTATATCTCAGCCATGCGCGGCGACAACATACACGCGGTTACGGCGGAGGAATTTGCCCAAGAGGATGGAGAACCCTTTGACCACGAGGCATACGGGACGATCGTGATGCCAGCGGTGCGTCTGCTGCACAACATCAACGGAGAAGCCGACCCCAATTTTGTTGCGTACAAGGATCACTCCATCACCAGCGCTGGACGCAAGCAGAACCCGGCGTTTCAGGCCCGGTGCGACGCCATGAAGGCCATGGCTGCCGGTGAGAGCGCGTTTGCTATGGATATTTCTTGGGAATGCGTTGTACTTCAGCAGATCCGCCCATACTCATGGGTACTGAAACAGCGGAAAAAACTGTCTGCGGAAAAATGGATGCGGGAGATGGAGAGCCGGTACACCGGCGCGGACGAGTTTCCCGTGCTTAGTGACGAGGTGCTGACGGATTCTCAGCGGCTTCTGGTGATGGAGACGGAGCACTGCTGCAAGGACCCGCACCCCAAGCTGGATCCGGAAGAGGTTATTTACATCGTGGGCTATGACGTTTCCTACGAGGATTCGGCAAAGAACGCCAAATGCGCCTGCGTGGTGCTGAAGCTGACGCGGCAGCGGGAATACCTGAAACGGGACCGCTTTTTGAAGCAGCTGGTTTACATTGACGACTGGCCCCCGCCGGACAAGAGCAAGGCCCAGGCGCGGCGGCTGAAGGCCATTTGGAACCGCTTCTGCTATGACGGCAGCCAAACCTACATCGCCATCGACTCCTGGCAGTATGGCCGGGGCGTTTTAGAGGACTTGATGACCGACTTGGGAGACGGGCTTCCGCCCCTGTGTGTGAAGAACCACGCAGCCTACGCGGCGGCGGAGCTGCCGGGGGCAATCCCGGTGATCTACCCCATCAAGGCAGGCGGCACCGGCGTGACGGACCCGGACTTTGAAATGCTGAAATACGCGCAGACGGAGTTTGAGCACCACAACGTTGAACTGCTGACGCTGAACGCCAATGAGGGCGTGGAGGCGTATAAGCGCGCCCACCGCATCCGGGACGATGACCGGGATTATCAGTTTGCACAGCCCTACCAGAAGTGCCGGGAGCTGTCTGGCCAGATACAGAACCTGAAGCTGGTGCCCAGCGGGGCGGGGATGAGCGAGAAGCGCATTTCCAAGGCCATTCAGCGCGATAGCTGGTCCGCCACGAAATATGCCCTGCGGCTGGCCCAGCTGATCGAGCGGGAGGAACTGCTGACGGAGATCCACGGAAGGAACAAGAGTGACTGGGCGTCGGCGCTGGATCGGTTCAAGGAAAACAAAGTGGCTCCGCCTATCAGCACCGGAGGCAGCGGACGGCTGGTGACGGCGCGGCGGGGAGGCCGGAGGTTTTGACAATGGCTCAACGGAAGAAACGATACCGGCTGTACGCCATGGGGCGGACCCGGAAAACGGAAGAGATCGCGTATGGCATCCGATTTTACCGGATCTGCGCAGGGTACATTCTGCTGTATCTCACCGGACGGAAAAAGCCGGAGGGCGCAGTGGAGGTGGCCGGGGCAGACCTGGATCGGCTGACAGACGGAGACCGCCTGTGGCTGGCGGACTGCAACACCATGATTCTGGCAGAGACGGCGGCTCAGGCGGGCGTGACACCGGAGGAGACGGAGAAGCGCTGGGTCAACACGCTGGACCGGCTGGAATGGGAATTGCAGAAGGAGCGGGAACGCATGAAGGGAGGCGGGGAGCATGGACCTGCAAACTGAATTGAGGTCGGTGCAGTTCGCCTCGTACCCGAAGATATTCGGAAGGCTGCGGGAACTGGCGGCACAGTACGGCGACCTGCCCATGGACGCCGTAAGCGGCGCGTTTATGCGGGCGGCCAGCAGCACCTACACCCGGAATAACCCCTACATTCAGAACCGCCGGGTAAAGGCCATTTCCTCCCTGCCGGTGAATTACAGCAAGGACAAGGTGGCGGAGATGCTCACCGCACCGGACGGCAACGAACAGGGCCTGCGGCAGGTGGCCCACGCGCTGGAATGGACGGCGTATCCCCTGTTTCACACCCGGAAGGTGTACACGGAAATGCTGACCTACCACAGCTACATTGCCCCGGAGTACGCCACAGAGGAAGAAGCGAAGCGGGAGGACTTCCTGCGGGAATGGCAGCTTTTGGACAAACTGCGGAAAACGCTGGACCCAAAGGCCACGGCCCATGAGATCGCGGGGCAGGTATTGCAGGAGGGGAAGGTTTTCTACTATCCCCGGATCAGCGTGGACAAGCCACACAACAAGGTAAACCACGCCTTTTTACAGCAGCTCCCTAGCGACTGGGTAAAGATCGTGGGGTTCAACAACGTGTCGAAATACACGGTGGCGATGAACCTGATGTACTTTATGCAGCCGGGGACGGACCCGTTGCAGTTCGGAGACTTGCTGCTGCTCTATCTGGATGACTTCTACGCATCGGCGGAGCGGGCACCGGAGGGCACGGGAAAGCGGGTGATCTTCGCGGCGCGGGACCGGGTGGACCTGAACGTGCTGGAACAGCGGAGGAAGCAGACCGGAGGCCGCTTGGCCGGAGACCCGGAGGTATACTCCCAGAACGGGCGGTGGTTTTATTGGGTGACGCTGCCGGTGGACAAGATTTTCACCTTTGAGGCGGATGACGTATCCCGGAACGCCATTTCCCCGCTGGCGGGGCTGTATCTCTCTCTGGTACAGATGGCGCAGTACGAGCAGATCCAGCTGGAACTGGTGCAGAACCCCCTGATCGCCCTGTTTACCGGCGAGATCCCCTACAAGGATAAGTCCGAAATTACAAGCACAGAGGACGATTACCGGCTTTCCGACGCGGGACGGCGGCTGTTTGAGTACCTGTGGTATCAAATGCTGTCAGAGAGCAACACCAGCGGGATCGGCTGGTTCACGGCCCCTGTGGAAAACATCAAAATGCACCAGTTGGCAGAAGCACCCAGCGCCACCAAGATTTCCGCAGCCGGGTACAGCTACGCCATGAACAAGGCGGGGCTTTCCGCCATTGTACCCACCACGGAGGACCCCAAGGCGGGCATCGCTCAAATCTCCCTGCAGATCGAAGGGAAGTTTGCGGAGTGCGTATACCGGGGTTACGAACGGATGATGGCCGCCATTATGGACAAGCTGAATCTGAAATATTCGTGGCGGTTCAGTTTGTTCGGGACCCTCTCCACCGAGGAAAAGCGGATGGAGGAGGCCAAGCAGGGCATGACCCTCGGTATTCTGCCCCAGACCATCATCTACATGGCCATGAACGATCTTTCCCTGCTGGACGATCTGAGCATTTCCAACGCCATCAAGGCAAGCGGCATCATGGATAAGCGTTTGCCGCTGGTGACAAGCTACAATGCCAAGCAGTCCGAAAGCGGACTGCCGCCCCAGGCGGCCCACGATCTGAACCCCGGCGGGAGACCCAAGGGGGACGGCACCGTGACCAGCGAGGGGCAGGAAGCGGACATTGACACCTACGGCGGATAGCCGAAGAAAAAGTGAACAGAGCACCCCGCTCTAAGCGGTGAGCGGGAGGAGCAAAGCGTTGCTGACGCCGGATATTCCGGCGTGGGCAGCGCTTTTTTACATCTTGAGAGGAGGAAACCACATGGCAAAGCTGCGGGACATTTACCACTACGAAAATCCCCGCTTTTCCCCGCTGCGGGACGCGGCGAGGCGGGCCACGGCGGCATACCAGAACGCCGCACGGGGGCTGGACACGCTGAAAGAGTGGGTTCTGGTGGAGTTTGGACTGGTACACACGGCGGACGCCATTCACCGTCTGGCCCACGAACAGCCCAAGCGGTTTGACGTGATCGGAGACATTCTTCACCAGCGGCACCTGATGCAGGAATACCCGGAGACCCCGGAATACCGGGAGCGGCCGGAGGACATGGACGGCGTTTTCGGAGAGGTGACCCGGCTGTTGGAGGACATTGAGGATGCCTTGCGGGACTGCGTGGGCACCAGCGAAGAAGTGGGGCTGTATCCACTGGCAAGGGAATTTGAAAATCTTCAGATGGAGAACAGCAAAAGCTACGAGACCATGCTCTACGCATGGCAGATGTATGACAAGACCGACGGCAGCGCCACCAGCTATGACAACTGGGTGGAAAAGCTGTTTGACGGAGAGGAGGCGTGACCATGCCGTTTCGGACGAGAGGAACCCCGCCGGAGCACGTAAAAATGTCCGGCGAACTGCGGGTCATGCAGCGGCTCAGTGAATACGAGTTCGGCGTGGAGCTGTGGGTCATGCGCTCCGGGCTGAATGAGAATCATTGGGATTTCCGCAATATGCGGGAGCACTACCTGACGTTTGTGGGTCAGCCCATTCTGTGTGCCTATGTGGGCCGCAAGGTGGGAGACGGACACAACATGAGAGAGGTGTGGGACCCCTACACCGGCGAAAAAGGCTACACGTTCATGGACGGAACGGCGGAGCGCATCGTGGGGACCCTATCCGACGATCCCAAGGACTTTTCCATTGTGGAAGAGGCCGGGAACGAGTGGATCAGGGCAAAGGGCCGGTTATTTCAGTTTTACGCACCGGAATTGGTGGAAAAAATCGTGCGGACAGGGCGCATAAATGTTTCCGCCGAAACCGATACGAAAAAATCCTACATGGAGGGCAAGACCGAGGTCATTACGGATTGGGCAGGTCTTGGCGTAACCGTGTTGGGAGACGATGTGCCGCCGGCAATTCCGGGGGCGCGGATCAAGGCGCTGAGTGCCATGCAGGAAGAGTTTAAGACATTAAAACTGCGGGCGGCGTCTCTGGACCCCGGAAAGGGAAGCAACGAAACGAACAAGAGAAAAGGAGTGAACATCATGAGCAAGAAGGCAATGGAGGCCATGTCCGAAAAGTTCAAGGGTTACCGCGTGGTCGCTCTGAGCGAGGACGGGATGCACGTTGGCCTCGTGGACTCTGCCGGCAGCGCTTATACCTACGCCTTTAACGCGGAGGATAACGGCACCGTGGTGGAGAGCCGCATCAAGCCCGCTTATCTCACGGCAGCTTTCCCCTTTGGCGAGGGCGTGGAGGCTACGGTAGAGGTGAGCGACATCGTGGACTATGCCTGCGCCGCAAAGGGGCAGCAGGCGGAGGACGTGAAGGCACTGAAGGCACGTCTGGAAGCAGCGGAGGAAAAGATCCGCACCATGGAGGCCGCCGAGCATGAGCGCCGGGTGGAGGCCGTGAAGGAAGCTGTGAACGGCGCTTTGGAGGACATCCGGGCCTGCTCTGTGGAAGGCGACGCCGACATGACCGAGACTGCCAAGGGCCTGTGTGACCGGGCAGAGGAGTTCGCCGCCATGGAGACTGACGGGAAGTTCTGCGGTGCAGACCGCGCCGTGCTGGACCTGATGGCCGCCCACGGCAAGGCACAGACCGAGAAGCGCAAGAAGGAAATGGCCGCCAAGCAGCATTCCTTCGCATGGAACAACCCCAAGACCAACGGCGGCGAGGGCGGCGGCATCATGGAGATGCTGAGCCACATGAACGGCTGAGAAACGAGAGGAGAGTGAATCACAATGGCATACATTGAAAAGACTGCGTTTTGGCCCCGCGTGACCAACCGCGTATTTGACGAGACCCTGAACATCACCGGCAAGTTCCAGAACGCCGATAAGGCGGACGAGACCTGCTCCGCCGGGTTCCTGTGCGTGAAGGACGAGCTGATGGACTGCGAGGGCTATGTGGGCGTCGGCCCCACCGGTTCCACCGTGACCATCAAGAACAGCAACAGCTGGAACATGAAGACCACCGGAGCTGCCGTGAAGAGCGAGGGCGACGGCATTTACGCCTGCAACCCCTACGACGTGAACATGGTTCAGGACCCCGCCACCGGCAACCTCTACAAGGTTGGCGCCAACACGCTGGGCCTACCCGCTCCCAAGGGCTATCCCGTGACCTTCACCAAGATCGTGTTCGACGGGAACAAGATTTACCGGTTCGGCATCGGCAACCTGTCCACCGCTCTGGGGGCCAACAAGTTCCTGACCATTGCCAACGGTCTGCTGGTGCCCGCCACCGCCGCTCCCACCGACGTGGGGACTCCGTACTTCAAGGTTCAGCCCACCGGCGGCACCTTTACCGAGGGCGCACAGAGCGCATTTGAGTTCGTGGACGTGCTGGCCTGCAAGGTTGACGCGGCAGCGGGCTGAGAAACGAGAGGAGAGTGACAACAATGGCAATCAAACTGAACAGCATCAATCCTGATGTGTATGACAGCGCAGCCAAGGAGTTCAGCAACGCGGAACGTGATCGGGCCTACATCGTTACCTGCGGCCGTCTGCTGATGCGTGAGCGTCTGGGCCGGGATGAGCGCGCCCTGCGGGTCATGACCAAGCAGCCCGACGATTTCACCGCCATGCTGGCGGACGGCGAGGGGCAGAACAGTTACAGCATGACCAACCGCAACCTTCAGAAGAACCTGCTGCTTTTCTGCGCCAAGCGGGTGTGCGCCCTGAGCGGCGAGATTCCTCCCGCTGATCTGGACGAGTTCCGCCGCAACCAGCGCAAGTTCATGAGCGACAGCCTGTACCTCAAGACTCTGGCCGGCATCGTCACCGAGATCGTGACCCCCATGCTGCCCACCGTTATGAGCTCCGGGCTGGGCTGGCTGGCCGAGATGACCACCGTGCCCATCGGCCAGACCAAGGAACTGGACATCATGTCCAACGACATCTTCCTCTTTGAGGACGACAGCTGGGGCGCTTCCCGCTCCAAGCCCGCCAACACCCTCTTCAACAAGAGCGTGACCCTGAATCCCCGTCTGCGCACCGCACGGGTGAGCGTGAAGTGGTATCAGCTGGTGGGCAACGATGCCGACATGGGTCAGTTCTTCAACGCTCTGGCCGCCGGTATGTACTCCAAGATCACCGCGCTGTGGATCAGCACCCTGACCAAGATGACGGGCAACACCGCCTATGTGCCCAATAACATGAACTTCACAAACACCTCCGCAAACTGGGTCACTGCCGGTGAGCGGGTAAGCGTTGTGAACGGGACCCGCTACCGGAACGTGATGGCCATTGGCCGTCCCTCCGCCCTGACCAAGGCGCTGCCCAGCGGTGTGGTGAACGCCTCCACCGTGAACCTGGATGCCGCCTTGTCTACCCTGCTGGGCGTGGATTGGGCGCGGTACGGCTTCCTGGGCGAGTACATGGGCATGAACCTGATGCCCATCGACACCGCCATTGTGCCGGGAACCCAGAATACCAGCGTGATCGACATTGTGCCCGCCGACAAGATTTGGCTGGTGCCCGCCGGCGGCTACAAGCCTGTCTACATCGGCATGGAGGAGGGCACGCCCATTCAGTTGGAGCTGACCCCCGACCAGACCGCAGACATGAGCATCGACGTGGTTGTCTCCATGTCTATTGATTGTGTCCCCGTGTTGGCGTCCCGCATGGCCGTCATCAACGCGTAAGACCCAAAGCGGGAGGGAGGAAACCCTCTCTCCCGCAGATATGGCGCAAAGCCTGCATGAGGGCGGAGCGCAACAGAAAACAAAGCATCTTGTATCTGAAAGGAGCGGACAAAGATGGCAAAAGAGAAACGGACGGCCGCAGATGTGGCGGCGGGGATTGAAGCCCAGGAGCTGGAAGCAGCCGACCAGCCCTTGCGGGAACAGACAAAGGCTGCGCCCGTGGCAGAGCAGAAGGCGCCTGCGGCGGAGAAGGAACCCGAAAAGCTCTATACAGCCGATGAGGTAGCGGAGATCGCTAAACAGGCGGCGGCGGAGGCCGTTGCAAAGGCTATGGCGGAGGTTAAGCCGCAGGTGGTACAGGTGATGGCGGACACGGAAAAAGTGACGCTCCGCTGGTGCGCGCCGGTAGCAGACGACAACCTGGCTGTATTCGGCCCCAACGGGATGTACGGCACCGTGACCGGGAAAAACGGCACGGTGATGGTGCCCAAGAGCGAGTGGAGCCGGTTCTATGACGAGACGGCAAGACGGCTTATTGACCGGCGGTGGCTGGTGGTGCTCTCCGGCATGACGGACGAGGAACGGGCGGTGTACCACTGCGCATACCGCAAGGGCGAGGTGCTGGACGAGACGGCCTTCCGCTGCGCCGTGACCATGGGTGACAAGCTGCTGGACATCTTCGACGATCTCTGCACGGAGCATCAGGAGATGGTGGCCAAGGCTTACTATGACGCATGGGAGCGGGGTGAGGTAAGCGCCGACAGCCGGGAACTGCTGAAGAAGCTGAATGCGAAGAACAAGGCCCGGTATGCCGAAGAACCCAAGGAGGACCCCCGGCGGAAGGGAATGTTCCGCCCGGTGCTGGACGCGCTGAACAGCGCGGAGGCAGCGGAAGAGGACTAAGATTAAAAGGAGGAATTGAGCATGGATATTTCTGGATTTGGCATTGCAAGCGTAGCGGTCATTACGGTGATCTGCTACCTGATCGGCATGGCTGTGAAGGCCACCGCCATTGAGAACAAGTGGATTCCCATTGTTGTGGGCGTGTCCGGCGGCGTTCTGGGCGTGGTGGGGATGCTGATTATGGCAGACTTTCCCGCAACGGACTATCTCACCGCCGTGGCAGTGGGCATTGTAAGCGGTCTGGCCAGCACCGGCGTGAACCAGATCGCAAAGCAGATGAGTAATTAAAATTGCTTCCGCAAAGGGCTGGGGCTCCCAGCGGAAGCCAAGGGGATATTCTCTTTTGAAAAGAGAATGTCCCCCCGGCCCCCTAAAGAGAAACGCAGGGGGATTTCGATTTCCCCCCACACCCCCTTGAAACGGCACAAAGGGCGAGGGCTGCGGCCCTCTCCCTTTGGAAACCCTCTCCCATAGGACGGGAGACGGGGCGAGGACGAGGGGGACATAGATAGGATCAACAACCATTTTTTGATTTAAAAGGAGAACAAATCATGGAAAAGAAATATGCTGAGATCATCATTGAGGGCAAGGCTGCCGGCAAGAGCATTGAGGAGATCAACGAGGCCCTGAAGGAGGCCGGTGCCAACTTCCACCTGAATCCTGACGGCGGCGTGGCCGGGTGGACTAAGGACGAAATGCGGGAGGGCTTCATTCCCGCGGAGGATGACCGGAAGGATGGCCTGTATGAGACCGCCAGCGACGGAAAGCCTATCCGGTACTCCAACAAGGCACTTGGCGGCGGAGTCTACGGCACTGCCATCCCCGTGATGGATCGGGACGAGAGCCGCGCCGACACCACCATTACCGTGGGCCACTGGGAGCTGAGCTACGACAGTCTGGGCTACTGCTACAGCCGGAAGAACCTGAGAAAATGACCAGAGCGGGGACAGTTCCGCTTCAGGACCTCCAATGGGTGCGGATTTATTTCAACAGAAAACGTCTCCGCTCCACCCCAGCCAACCTGCGGAAAATGCTGGCGGAGGCGGGCGGGGACGCGATCTGCAATGGCTCCATTTTCCTACGGAACCAGCAGCCCGCCTGCCACCTGAAGGCAGACGGAAAGGTTTACAAAGCCCCGGCCTACCGGGCGTGGGCCATCAGCTGGAACACGCCCGAGGACTTCGGCGTGAAGACCGTGCCCAACGGGGACCGGAATTACATGGAGTGTGTCCACCTCATTATCGGCGGGAAGAAGATCAGCCCCATCCACTGCGGGGCTGATATGAAGTACCGCGCTCCCCGGACGGCTATCGGCACCAAGGATGGGCGGTTCGCCTACTATGTGAGCAAGGACCGGCGGACACCGGAACAGCTCCGTGACCTGTTGGCCGCGTCCGGCTGGGACAACGCCATCATGATGGACGGCGGCGGAAGCACCTGCTTTATGGACAGCGAGGGCAAGGGCTTTACCGGGGACGGACGGGTGATCCCGTTCTTTCTGGTGTGGAAATTGAAAAGCGGGGACGCATTTGAGCCGGAAGGAGAAGAACCTATGAGCGTAGAGATCAATGCCTACAGTAAGGCGAAGGACGGCGGCAAGAAGCTGTCCACAAACTTTACAGTGAAAGAATTTGCCTGCAAAGACGGCTCCGATACCGTGCTGGTAGCCCCCCGGCTGGTGATGGTTTTGCAGAGCATCCGCAGTCGCTTCGGCGTGACTGTGACCATTAACAGTGGGTATCGGACGCCGCAGTACAACGCCAAGGTGGGCGGCGTAGCCCACAGCCAGCACTGCTACGGCACGGCGGCTGACATTGTGGTGCGGGGCAAGACCCCGGCGCAGGTGGCGGCCTACGCCAGACAGCTGATGCCCGATTGGGGCGGCGTGGGCATTTACACGAAGGAAGGATTCACGCATATCGACGTGAGAGAGAGCAAAGCCGACTGGACCGGCTGAGAGTTTTAAACCGAAGGGGGGAACAGAGCAATGGCGATGCAGGGAGACTCCTATCTGATCCCCATCGTGGTGCGGCAGAACGATGTTGTGATCGAGCCGCAGATGGTGGAACTCCTGGTGCTGAAGATCGGCGGCATTGCAAAGTTCTACCCCAACGGAGGGCTGATCTACGCGGAGGGGCAGTGGTATTTCTCCCTTTCACAGGAACAGAGCCTGAAGCTGCCTGACCGGCCCGTTGAGACCGGCGGACGAATGAAACTGCCCCATCAGGAGGTGGTGGGCTTCCGGGGACCGGATGTGAACGTGCGGAAGGCCATCGTGGAAGGGGTGATCTGATGGCGAACAAACACTCCACCCTGACCCCGGAAGGCTGCGCCGTTCCCACTGCCGGGATACCGCCGGACACGGAAAAACCGACCGCAGTCAAAGGAGCTGAGCTGACACCCAACAAGCACTCTACACTGACGCCGGAGACCTGCTTCAAGCCTATGGTGATGGACATTCAGGACGTGGTTCTGAACGTCACCGATGGAGAAGGGCGGGTCTATCAGGAAAAAACCGTGGTGCCGTCCGGAGTCCAGCAGATTGTGACGCCGGACGCCAACTACGCGGCGCTGTCCCGCGTGATCGTGGAAGCCATTCCCAGCGACTACGGGAAAATCACCTACAGCGGAGACGAGATCACCGTGACTTAACAAATCCAACCCCCATATAAAACGGTTGATGGGGTCGAAAATTTTTAAAAGGAGACCGGAAACATGGCAAAGAAAAATGTAATCATCAACAAAGTTCCGTATGAGGGCGTGGAAGAAGTCAAGATCCCCCTGCAGGAGGGAGGCGGCAGCGCCCGCTATGTGGAAACCAGTGACGCCACTGCTGCGGCCGGCGATATTCTGACCGGGAAAAACGCATACGTCAACGGAAGCCTGATCGGCGGTTCCATGCCGAACAACGGCAAGACCGACGGAACCATTTCCACGGTGGACGGAACGGTTACCATTCCCGCAGGCTACACCTCCGGCGGCACCGTTCAGATTTCCGAGGCGGAGCAAGGAAAGGTGATTCCCGGCAACATCAAGGCCGGGGCGACCATTCTGGGTGTAGACGGTAAAGCCTCCGTGGTGGACACCGATGACGCGGACGCCACTGCCGGGGACATTCTTTCCGGCAAAACCGCCTATGTGAACGGCCAAAAGGTCACAGGCACCACCACCATGCCGACTATCTCGCTGCTGGATGGGGTACTGAGTATTTCCTAAATGGGCTTGCTCCCGCAATGGGACATTCCCATGTCATGGACGTGGGGCGCATTCTTTTCTGGAAAAGAACCCGCCCCACACCCCGGAAGAAAAGCACCAGGGCGTTCCGACTTCGCCCTGGACCCCCAACGGCACAAAGGGCGAGGGCTGCGGCCCTCTCCCTTTGGAAACCCTCTCCCATAGGACGGGGGACCGCCTTTGGGAACCCCGCCTTTTGGATGGGGGGCGGGTGAATAACAGAAAGGAGAACGCTTCATGCCAAGTCCAACCGTCATTGTGAACCACAAGACATACAGCGGCGTGGGGCGTTTATCCATCCCCCTGTCCACCGGGACGGGGAACGGAGATTTCATTTACATCGGCGGAGATCCGGGAAGTTTGCCCCAATGGCAGGCAAACGTGAAGATCGCGGGCGTGAAATACAACGCCGTACAGCGGGTAACGCTGCCGAAGCAAGGCGGCGGGGAAGCCCACTATCTATGCGCGGCCGGGACCTTTCGGGAATTTCCCGTAAACCCCGGCGGCAAGAAAATCAACATCGGAGACTATGTGAAGCTGGAAGCAGGGCTGTATCCCAGCGCAAGCCTGTACCCAAGCACGGCGCTGTATCCCGGAACCGGGGTCAGGAGCGACTCAGCGGGGGCACTGGCCACGGCACTGCTGCCGGACGCATCACTTTATCCGGCTGCGGACCTTTACCCAAGGAACGTAATTCTGGCGACCGGGGCGGGGACGGACTCCGCCAACGCCGACGGCATTGCCATGAATGACGCGGAACCAGGAGGGACCGTGCTGGTATACATTCCAAAAACGTAAGGAGGGGCGGCTATGGGAACGAGTTGGAGCGAGATCATTTCGGACCATGCCATGGTTTTTATTGATGACGTGAGACTGACGGATCAGGCGGCGGAAAGCCCTGCGCGGTTCCTCCGGCGGATGAGCCTGTACATGAAAAACGCGATCCCGGTATTCAACCGTCCCCCTGAGATAGTGGATTACCTGAAGGAGGGACTGACGGAACCCGCCTACGGGGACAGTGCATGGGCCTCCACCTTGGAGAGCATTGCGAAAGAAACGAAGGTAGAGACGGGGATGACCGGCTACGAATTATTCTCCTGCGCACAGCGGGCGGAGCAGCCGGACGGGTCCGTGCTCTTAGTACCGTATGGAGAGGCGGTGTATGACCCGGAGACCGGGACCGTGACCTTCCCTCCCCAGATGGACGCGGGATTGCAGTACGAAATGGACTTTTACACCGACGGGGCCTTTGCCCATGACCTGACGGCGGAGCAAAAGCGGCTGTTGGGATTGTGCGTAGCCTCCGTATGGGACGAGCGGTTTTTCCGCAACTGGCTCAGCGACGCGCCAAAGGATCATGACCGGAGCTTTAACCCACCTAACGAGCCGCAGTACATGGAAAAGGGCAGCAAGAAAAAACTGCAAAACCGGGGGCTGTTGAATCAGGAATTGCGGAAGTATGAGCAGGACTGCCTGTACGCAACGGCGTTCCACCGGTCTATGCGGCAGATGGAGCTGATCTGAAAGGAGGGAGCCACATGGCGGACGCTAAGCACGGCATGAAAAACATCGGCCTTTTGAGCGGCGGGAACGGCAGGGCGACCAACGCTCCGACCCAATACCGGGACCGGAAGCGGCAGTATTTTGCGGATGCCACGGCCCGGTTTGTGGAGGAAATGGCTCCTTACGCCACGGACTTTGTGACGGCCCGGATGCAGGGCTTGGTTCCCGGAGACTTCTACCAGTGGAGCACAAAGCGCATCCGGTTCTCCGACACCACCAAGCAGGGCGTCAGCCTTACCCGAAAGACCGATGACCAGAAGGCATTTTTGGTGGCGGACGCCAGCGTAGACTACATCCCGGAGGGAGCCAAGGTGGAGACCATGGGTTCCTACTGGCTGGTGACGAACCCCTCCAACCTGTCCAGCGCAATAGGGACCGGGATCATGCGGCGGTGCAACGCCGTATGGCGGTTTCTGGACTGGTACGGGAACATCCGAGAAGAACCGATCCTTGTGGAAAAGTCCTTGGCGCAGGCCACAGCCAACGATTTTCAGGAAATGACCCTCATCATGCAGGGATATTTCAACATCATCTGCCAGCGGAACGCCAACACAGAGCAGCTGGACCAGAACAGCCGCCTGATCTTAGGGCGGCGGGCCTACCAGATCACGGGCTACTCCGACGTGACGCAGGAGTTTACCGGTGACGATGAGAGCACACACCTGCTGTATTTCAACGCCCGGATGCAGGAGCCAAACCACGAGATCGACGATCTGGAAGCGAAGGTGGCAGGGGGGAAGAACTTCTCCTGGGCGGTATTTGTCACCGGGGCGCCCCGCATGACGGCGGGAGATGCCTTCCAATTCACCGCTGCTTCCCGGCGGAACGGGGCCGAGGTGGAGAACACGGAGGAACACCCCATCGGCTATGTATGGTGTTCCAGCGACACCAACGTGGCCACGGTGGACAGCAAAGGCGTGGTAACAGCGGTAGGCGAGGGTACCTGCCAAATCACGGCGGTGCTGGACCAAAACCGGACTTACGGCGGGACCTTCGCCGTGACGGTGGAGGCATCGGCGGCAAAAACACCGGCGGTACGGTTTTTGAACGAGGTTCCCCGGTATATGGCCCCCTACGATGTAGAGACCTTGGAGGCGGCGCTGTTTATCGGCGGCGTTCGACAGGACGCGGCAGTGGAGTGGACCTATGAGGGAGCCGCAGAGGGTTCTTACAGCGTGAGTGTCAATGAAAACCGGTTGACAGTAAGATGCTGGGGAAACAGCCCAAAACCGCTGACGGTGACGGCCAGATGCGAGGGCGAGAGCGTCAGCGCGGAGATCGAATTGGAGGGCTTGTGAGATGGCAGAGAAGTGTCCATACGCTTACAAGCGGCCCGGAACGGTGAGCTTGCTGTGTGAGATGCAGCCGGGGCAGAAATTCCCTATCTGCGGGCACCAGCATTTGTGCGGCGTGACCGGGCAGTGGGAGAACACGCCGCAGGCGGCCTTGTGCCCCCTGCGAGAAAGCAACCGTGAGAAATTCCAAAAAATCTGAAAGGAATGACGTATATGGAATGGAAAAAGCTGACGGAGGAAGGGCTGCTGGCAGCCAGAGACTATGTGCCCCTGATGGAAAAGGCGGCGTTTGCGGCGGAGTGCGCCGGACGGTGCTTTGACCGGATGGAAGTTCGGGTGGAGGGGGGACAGGTACTCCCCTACTTCAAGGAGAACGTGGAGCGGCGGAGCCGGTATCTCATGGGCGGATTCGTGAAGCTGTATCTGGGAGAGGACTTTGAGCCGGTGGAGGGAGAAACTTACCTTATGTCCGCCGATGACTATGACCGGTGGGCCGGAGGACACATTTTTAACCAGATCGACCGCATGAAGGGGAAAGGGCCGGAGCTGCGGGACAAGGCCTTTGACCTGCTGGCGGATTACCGCGATCTGGAAAAGATGCTGAAAACGGAGATTTACGGGATGCTGCAAGCCATGAACGATCCCGTGAGCCGGTTTCAGGACCTTGCGGCGCAGAGCATGACGCCGGAGGCGGTGCAAAAGACGCTGAATGACCTGAAGGAGGCCCGGAGCGCCTTTGACGCGGCCTTTCAGAAGCGGAAGGACGGCGCACAATGAGCGAACGGTTAGACCTCACGGGGAAAAAGTTCGGGAGAATAACTGTTATTGAATATGCTGGGAAAAGCAAGTGCAATCACATCCAATGGAAGTGCAAGTGTGATTGTGGGAAAGAAATCATTGTTACCACAGGGCATTTGCGAAGCGGGCACACCCAAAGCTGCGGATGCAAAGCAAAAGAATTAGCGAGGGACGCACACACTACCCATGGGATGAGCGAAACTCGGCTATATCGCATTTGGTCGAACATGATAGACCGATGCGAAAATCAAAATGTTTCACATTACTTTAGATATGGCGGTCGAGGAATCGCCATTTGCAAAGAATGGCGGAACAGTTTTGAAGCGTTTGGGAATTGGGCGCTATCCAACGGCTACCGGGACGATTTGAGCATAGACCGCATTGACGTGAACGGCAACTACTGCCCGGAGAATTGCCGGTGGGCTACCCCTAAAGAGCAATCCAATAATAAGCGGAACAACCATCTGATTGAATACAACGGCGAAACAAAAACAATGAAACAATGGTGTGATCAATTTGGGGTTAGTTTTGATCTTGTAAAGCAACGCATCAACAAATTGGGTTGGAGTCCGGAGATGGCGTTTTTTACTCCAAGCGCACAAGCAAGGAGGGCATAATGAACAGAAAATTCAATAGTCCTACGTATCCATACGAAAGAGTTATGCCGTCGTTTCTGACCTTCCGTGGGGCGGAGGAGATCCCCCACAAGCTGTTGACCTATCTGATGGACCTGCCGCTGCCGGACGGCTACGAGCCGGTGGATGACAACACCCGCCCCCGTGTCCGGCTGATGAAATATCTATGGCATGACGGGGCCAAGCCGCTGGGAGAGCGGCTGCCCACGGCCAAGGAAAAGCAGAGCCTTCTTTTTGACGGGAACGAGCCTGTGGTAGACAGCAGCACCCAGCGCCGCAAGCACCCGAAAGGGTATCGCCTTTACGCCCAGAAGTTCTGGGGGGAAGCCCAGACGGAGGCGAAAAGCATGATCAAGTGCTATCTGGGCCGCATTTTTTCACAGACGCCCTTTGACGCGCGGATCGGCATTACCTTTGTAATTGCCTGCAACGTGAATCAGGAGACCACCACGAAAACGGAGGCATATTCCAGAGCCTACGATATGGAGCAGTGCATCATCGAAGCACTGAACGGGGTGAACATAGCGGGGATCGGCGTGTGCGATTTTTCCCGTACCGCTCACGCGGACAACGGGAGCCGCCCGGTGTATGACCAGACGGGCACGGTGGTGGGCCGGGAACTGAAAATGAGCATCCATTGGGCGGAGAGCGAAGCCGCCATGGGGGACACCATTGAGGACTACTAAATTCACAACGGGAGGACAGCCACCATGACCATGGAAGAAGCAGCCGTAAAAATAGAGGGCCACGAGCACGAGATCAAATCCCTGAAGCACCGCATGGACGATGTGGAGCGGGATCAGCAGGCACTGATCAAGCTGACTGCCAGCGTAGAGGTAATGGCGACCAAGCAAGAAGAGATGGGGACAAAGGTGAGCCGGATCGATGAAAAGATGACGGAGATGGAAGGGAAGTCCGCCAAACGGTGGGACAGTCTCGTGGACAAGGTGATCTGGCTGATCGCCGGGGCCTGTATTGCGGCGCTGTTTGCCAGCGCGGGCATTACCATTTGATTTCAGATATCGGAGAGGATGAATTAAAAGATGGAACTCTCACGGAATATCAAGCGGGCGGCGGACCGCTACGAACCCATAGAAACCGCCGGACTGACCCTATGGCCTATCCGGGTATGTGAGCAGGAGGAATTTGAGCGGGCGAGACCCGCCATTGACGTGATCCAGCAGGCGCTCCCTGTGCGCTATGCGGTCATGCCTCTGCTGACAGCCTATTGGGTCATGGATCTGGAAAGCATGGAGCGGGGGGAGGAACCGGTGGGCCTTTTCAACCGGGCGCTGGCGTTTTTGGCGCTGGCGTTGCGGCTGGGGGAGGGCCGGAGCCTTTCGGACCGCATCCGCCTGTTTCATGTGAAACTTTCACCTGAAAACACAATGGATTTAAAGGGGATATGCTTTACATGGAACGGTGAGGAAGAAATCACCATTACCCCGGTACAATTCCAGAGGCTTCGGGCTATTCTGGCCTACCAGAACGGCATTGAGCTGACGGATGAGGACGCCAACCCGGACCTGTTGGAAGCGGAGGCGGAGCTGGCCCGGAGAAACGGGCCGAAGCTGCGCCGGGACCCGGCCGCTCTGCTTTCCTCCATCGCCCTGTTTACGGGCTGTGAGGAAACAGAGATGGACGAATGGCCCCTGCTGAAGCTAAAACGGCGTCAGGAAGCCATCCAGCGGGCGGCAGATTATCTGATCTGCGGCATTTCGGAGGGCAACGGCGTGAAGTGGAAGGGCGGGAACCCTGTACCCCACCTTTTCTATGACCGGGAGCGGGAGGATGCGGGGGCCATGACCCCGCTGAGCCAATTTACCAACAACAAGGAACAAACTTAAAAGGAGTGTGAACAGACATGATCACTTTTACTGACAAGAGACTCTACCCTAAGGGCATTTGCTCCGCACAGCTTCAAGACCCTGTTACCGGCGAGGTTCTGAGCCAGAGCGACAAGTTCTCCACCGGTAACATCCAGTTCTCCGGCAACATCGACCCTCTGCGAGCGGGCCTTGGCAACGGCGTTGCCACGATTGTTGCCAGCGACAGCGATACGCAGGTGAACTTCACCCGCGCGGACTTCGACCTGATGAGCAAGATGATGGCTGTGGGCGGCACCGTGAGCTACAACGCCGTTTCTCCCGTCTGTCAGACGCTGGAGGCCACGGGCACTTCCCTGAAGGCCGACGTGAGTAAGCTGGTGCCTGTGGCCCAGTACGGCTATTCCTCCATTTTCTGCTACGTGCAGGAGGTGGGCGCGGCTTCCTCCTACTCTGTGGGCGGCGTTCCTTATCCCATTGACCCCGCCACCGGTGCCATTACCGGCTTCACCGCTGAGAGCGGCAAGAGCTACAAGGTGTGGTACTTCGCCCGGAAGCCCGCGGCTCAGGTGGGCGTGGTGCACAGCGCCTTTAACGGCCGCATCGTCCACTTCACCGCGCAGATCGCCGTATACCAGAACGTGTCCGGCAAGAACAAGGGCACCCGCTGGGGCTGGGCCTACCTGATCGTGCCCCGCCTGTATCTGAACCCCGAAGGGGCCAACACCACCGGCGACCAGTCCAACTACGATACCACCACCATCACCGGTCGCGCCATCAATGAGGACGCCGACGTGATCTCCGCCGAGTGCGACGCCTGCGGCGGCATGGGCACTTCCGCCTACATGGTGCTGGTTCCCGACGAGGAAAGCGACGAGGTGGCCGGGATCGCTGTGATCGGCGGCGTGGTGAGCGTGGCCGCCAGCGGCACTGCCCCCGTGAATGCCAAGCTGGTCATGAAAAACGGGGAACTGGTGACGCCCTCTCCCGCAAGCCTGCTGAAGTACACCGTGACCGCCGGGACTGCTACCGGGACCACGGTCTCCACGGACGGCATTGTGACCGCCGGGAGCACACAGGGCACCGGGAGCATCGCCATCCAGTATCCCGCCGAGGGGGCGGCCAAGTACACCGCGCAGGCGGTTCTTGAAGTCACCGGCGAGTAAGGGACACACCAAAAACGCCTTATCCTAAGCGTTGGATAGGATGAGCCGAGCGGGGCTGACTGCCGGGGAAACCCGGCGGTCGGCTCCGCTTTTTGTTCCCCGGCAGACGGGAGAGCATGAGATCCTCATGCTTCGGCGTATGCTTGGGACCATTTTCGTGAGATCACGAAAATGATGGAAAGGAGCGGGGATATGAGCGGGAGCGCATCTGTCAGGATCACAGGGCTGGACGAGGACATGGCGGCACTGGAACAGCGGTTCAAGGCGGCGCTGGCGGGGGCCATGCCCACGCTGCGGGAGGATCTGTCCCAATGCCTTTTCGAGCACGTGCAGGGAGACGTATACGAAAAATTCGACCCAAAGGAATATATCCGGCGGGGAGAATACGGCGGCTTGGCCGACATCGACGGCAACACGGAGTTTGCGGTGACAGAGGACAGCGTTTCCATGGATTACCAGCCCAGCGGCGAGAGCGAACAGGTGGAAAATCCGCTGAACGGAGACACACTGATCGGGCGCATTGAGCATCTGGACCCGCCCTATGACTGGACCCGGAGACCCCCGGCCAGACCGTTTTTTGAAAATTTTGTCACGGAACTGGTAGAAGGCGGACGGGCGGAGGAAACGCTGGTACGGGCCATGAACCAACAGGACGCAGAATTACAGATCGAAGCCAACGGCTACACGGGCCGGGAGGGTGACGAAGGATATTGAAGTAAAGGCAGGGCGGTGAAGCATGGCAAAAATTATCTTTAAGGGCGTACCCGATTTTACAGAGGTCCGGGCGGAGATCGCAAAGCTGAAGCAGGAGGTTGCGTCGGTTTCTTCCACAAAGGTGAATCTGAACGGCACGGCGCAGGGTCTGAACGGCGCGGCCAATGCCGCCGGGAAGCTGGCGGGGAACTTGCAGAAGGTCTCCACCACCTTTGACGCAAACGGGCAGGCCACGCGGCAGGTGCGGGATTTCTCCGCACGGCTGGGAGAGACCACCCGCGTGGTGGCGACGCTGAACAAGGAGACGGGGGATCTTGCTGTGACCCAGCAGACCGTGACCCGGAACTACCGACAGCAGGCCCAAGCGGCGGAGAAAGCCGCGGCCGCAGAACTGAAAGCCACCCGGCAGGCCAACGCCTATTTACAGCAGCAGACCAGAGCAGCGCAGAACACCCCTTATAATCCCACATCAATCCAGCGGCAGATCGAGGGCATGGTGGGCATCGGGAATGCCGCCAAGAGCGCTGCGGACAGTGCCGGTGTATTTGAAAGAGCGTTTTTGAACACCTCCGATAAGGTCCAGAAGGGCACGAAGGAGATGACTGAGAAAACCAACCTGTTAGGGGACAGTTTTACCAACGTCTACCTGAAAATGCTGCAATGGCAGGTGATGGGCACCATCGTCTCCAAGACCATTGGGGCCTTCCGGGACGCCATTTCCACCATGAAGGCCGTGGACGATGAAATGGTGACGGTCCGCAAGGTAACTGGCTTTACAGCGGAGCAGATGGAGGAACTGCGGGACCGGGCCTATGAGATGGCATCGGCCTACGGCGAAGCGGCGGACGAATATCTGAACTCTGTGGCGGCGTTTGCCCGTGCCGGTTATGGCGAACAGGCGGACGCACTGGCGGAGCTGGCCACCAAGACAAAACTGGTGGGTGACACCAGCGCAGAAACGGCACAGCAATTCCTACTGTCCGTGGACGCGGCGTATCAGTACAAGGGCAACATTGAAGCATTGACCAAGGTGCTGGACGGCGCCAACGAGATCGACAACAAGTACGCCACCAGCATTGAAAAGCTGGCGGAGGGCTTGGGCACCGTGGCCCCGGTGGCGGCACAGGCCCATGTGGGGATCGATGAACTGACGGCGGCAATCGGTACGATCACCGCCGTGACCCAACGGAGCGGCAGCGAAGCGGCAAGAGCCTTCCGGGCCTTGGTGCTGAACATCGTAGGCGACACGAAAACCGAGATCGACGAGGGCGTGACGTGGACCACCGGGGAGATCGCCGGGTTAAAGGACGTGATCCGGGAGTACGCCCCGGCTGCGTATGAAGCGGCGAAGGCAACCGGCGAGGTCATTGACCCCATGGAGGCCATTGGGGGCCTTGCCCAGAGCATGAAGGACGGGCTGCTGACCGAACAAAAGCTGATGGAGATGGTCAGCGACATCGGCGGCAAGCTGCGGACCTCTCAGCTTCTGGCTCTGATCCAGAACTGGGATATGTACCAGTCCATGCTGAAAGACTACGCCAACGCCGTAGGCAGCGCGGACGAGGAAATTTCCAACGCCATGGACAGCTGGACCCGCAAGACAAACATTCTGAAAAACGAATGGACGGAGTTCATCCAAAGCATGGTGAGCACCGATGCCGTTAAGGGCGGGCTGGACGTGCTGATCGGCGCGGTGGAACTGCTGAACACGGACCTTGGGCATTTTGCGGTGGTTTCCGGGACTGCGGTTTTGGGAATGCTGGCGCTGAAAGCGGCGGCTGTGGGCACCACGGCGGCAATCACGAAACTTTCTGCGGCGGGGATCGCCATGAACCCGTGGCTGTTGGCAATCGGGGCAGTGGCGGGCGTGTTCAGCCTCTTGTGGAAGTACACAGAGGACTACCGGAAAAGCCTGGACGCTCTAAAAAAAGAAATCGAGACCGACAACACCCAATTAGAGGAAAACAAGAAGCGGCTGGAAGAAATCTATGCAATTCCGTGGCATGACCTGACCCCGGAACTGGTCAAAGAAAAACAAGCGCTGGAAGAAGAAAACGCCGAACTGGAACGGCAGATCAAGCACCTGACGGAAATTGCCGAAAAGAAAGCGAAAACGGTAGGCAGTGGTGGAACCACCATCACGTCCATGGGCAGCGTGAAGGGCTACGATGAATTTGTGGGCCGGTCCTTCAACTCCACGGAGGAAATGATCGCCCAGCTGCGGCTGGTGACGGGACAGGCCATCAGCACCACGGCAGACCTGGAACGGCTGGGAATCACCTACGAAACGCTGGCGGACAAGGCCAAGGCGTACACGGACCAGCTTCAGTCCGGGCGAAGCATCCAGCAGGATCAGATCAACGATTTCTACGCCGTGAAAACAGCGGCGGAACAGCAGGTGGCAGCCTACGAGGAAGCCATCAAGGCCAACGGCAAACTGACGGACGCCCAACAGGCGGACTATGACGTGCTGAAGGCATTTCTGGCACAGGTCAACAAGGCCACACAGCCCATGAGCGACTATGTGGCGGGGCTTTTGAAGGTACAACGGCAGGCTGGGAAGTCCGGAAACCAGATTTACGATTTGGTGAAGCGGATGATCGTTCTGAACGAGAAAAAGCTGGACCTGAGTCAGCAGATCGGGGCGCTGCGGCAGCTGGCCACCGAGGCCGGGGCGGCCGCCTATTCCGTGGGCATGATCGGTGCCGCCAAGACGCAGGATGTAGAGCGGACCATCAAGGGCCTGTTGCAGACCGGAAAGGCCAAGACCTATGACGAAGCCCGTGCCATCGTTCTGAACCGGATCTACAAGTCCATGTTTACGGACACCGGGCGGGACAGCGGGACCGTGGACACTTCCACGGTGGACACGTCCTCCATTACATCGTCCACGGGAAAATCCACTAAGGATGCGGAACTGGAACGGCTGAAGGACATTGTATCCCTGCGGAAGTCGGAGCTTTCCCTCATGCAGGAGCGTGGGGACAGCACGGCGGATCAGATCGACAAGATGCGGCAGATCCAGGCGGCGCTCCACGCACAGGCGGAGTATATGCGGCGGATCGGGGCCAGTCAGGCGGACATCAACGCCCTGTCCACGGAGCACTGGAAGATCACCAAGCAGATTCAGGAACTGCAAAAAGATCTTTGGGACGAACTGGAAGATGCCGTTAACAAAAAGCTGGAAGAAGCGGCAGATGCCCGTGACAAACAGGTTGACGCCATCGACAAGCAGATCGCGGCGCTGAAGGATGCCAAGCAGGCCGAGGACGAAGCCCTGAAACTGGAACAGCTGAAGGCGGCGGTGCTGGAAAAGCAGAACGCCTTGCTGGAAGCCCAGAAGGAACGGACGGTGCGGGTATTCAACGCCGCCACCGGCCAGTGGGAGTGGGAAGCCAACGCCTCGTCCGTGAAGTCTGCGCAGGACGCCTATGAAAAGGCCAAGGAGGACTTGGCGGAGTACGAGCGGGAGTTGGCCCTTCAGCGGGAAATTGACGAACTGGAAGCCAAGAAAACCCTGATCGAAGAAACCTACAGCACCCTGAAAGCCGAGTGGAAGCGGATCACGGACAGTTTGCAGGAACCCACCCGGACCATTGATGACATTCTCAGCGACATTGCCAGAAACGGCACACCCAAGATGCGGCAGCAGGTGGAGGAGGTCAACATCCTGCTGGGCAAGCTGAACCAGTATATCGCGGGCACGGTGAACGGCGGACAGCTCCCCGGGCAGCCGGGAGAGGTTCCCGGCGTGAACGGGTCGGCCGGCGTGACCGGCGGCTACCACTTCGATTACACGAAGAATCCGGGCGGCGGCTGGACGCAGACGGAGATGAACGAAGGGTTCATTCCCGCCGGTTCCTCCGGCTGGAAGCTGGCGGACGGCAGCGACGCCAACCTGAACTTCAAGGACACAACGTTTTACGGGAAAGGAACGAAGGGAAAGTACACCGGCCCGGATACCAGCCGGGATGAAAAACTGGCGGGTAAAACGGTTGAGAAAAACGGCTATGTGATCACCTATGACGAACTTGGCTATGTGGTTTCCGCGACCAATGTCCATAAAGGAGCGGCCCGCGATGACCTGTCGGGAATTTACACCAAGGTAGATGCAAACGGAAATGAAATGCACTACGTTGGCTATGACAAGAACGTGGATTACAACCTTGCCATCAAGCAGGCCAAGGAAGCCGGAGCCGGACCGGGAGTAATCAAGCAGTTAGAGACGGAGCGGCAGAACAAGATCAACGCCATGTACGGCGGGGTAGACCCGAATAAGGGCGGCAAGCCATCCGGGGGCGGGTCCTCGTCCTCCAAGGGCAATTCTTCTTCCGGTTCTTCCGGCGGCGGTTCTTCTTCCTCCAAAAACAATTCTTCCGGATCTTCCAGCAAGGGCTATGACAGCAACGTGGACTACTCTCTGGCCATCAAGAACGCGGAGAAGAACGGAGCCAGTCAGTCCACCATCGACAAACTGAAAGCGGAACGGCAGAACAAGATCAACGATAAGTACGGCGGCAAGGACCCGTACAAGAAGTACGATTCCGGCGGCATCCTGCGGGGGCTGGGCGGCATCAAGGCCACCAGTCAGGACGAAATCGTGATTCCCCCGCTGCTGGCGGAAAAGATGCTGGAACCCAGCGCGGACAGCACCTTCCAGAAGCGGATGAGTGAGTTGGGGTGGCTGTACGGCGCGGCGGAGCGGGGCGGCGCTATGCCGGGAAAGACGGTGATGAGCCGGACCAGCTATGACCACTACGGAGACAGTTACAGCGTGAACGGCGTTCAGATCGGGGCGGAGGCGGCCAACCGCCTGACCGTTGCGCAAGTCATGCAGGCATTGAACCACGGGGCCGGGAACTTGGGCCTCTACAAAAATTAAGGGAGGCGGGCGCATGGCATTATTCCAACCAACGAATATTTATCCCTCGTCCCTTGGGGAACTGGGAAACGGCACGGTTGACATCACAAAGCCGCTGGCGGTGAGCTGGCAGGTGAACGGCAACTCCGCTATGCTCGCGTTTTCCCTGACGATCTGCAAAAACGATGCGGCGTCCACGCAGGTATATTCCACCGGGAAACTGACGGCGGGGTGCCCCTTCTACGGGACGGACTACGCGGGAAACACCATGCTATTCACCTACACCATACCGGCCAGCGCACTGAGCGGGGCCGGGATGGTAAACGGACAGCAGTACAAGCTCATTATCAAGCAATGGTGGGGGGAGACGGATGCGGAAAGCGTGACCCAAAGGAGCGCATCGGTCTTTCTCACCCGGACGGCCCCGGTTCTGACCGTGGCCGTCATCCCCTCGCCGCTGACGGTGCGAAAGTACGCCTTTACGGCGGCCTATTCTCAGGCGCAGGGTGACACGCTGAACTGGGTGCGGTGGACGCTGCGGGCAGGGAACAGCGAAGCGATCCTCTATGACAGCGGGCGCATTTACGGCACGGCGGAACTGCGGATGGAGTATGACGGCCTGTTTTCCAACACGGATTACGCCGTCCGCTGTCAGGTACAGACGGAAAACGGCGTTCAGGCGGACACCGGCTGGGTGAGCTTCCGGGTGGCCTACGATACCACGGAAGTCTCCGGCGCGGTGGTGGCGTGTCCCAACTGCAGGAAATCCGGCATCCGGGTAAGCTGGCCGGGGCTGTACTCCATCCCCGGGAATGCCGCGGGCAGTACGTCGATCTCCGGGGGAAAACTGAGCATTGGAAGCGGCGGCAGCGTCACATGGAACGAGGTGACGGGTCAGCCCATGAGCTACCCGCAGCCGTGGAGCCTTGTGTGGAGCGGAACGGTGGACGTGACGCGGGACAACCCCATTGTGACCATCGGCATGGGAGATACCTCAGCGGTGCTTTCACTGGGCAAGAGCGGCGGCAAACTGACGGTGGGGGGCAGCACGGTTTGGAGTCAGGCGCTTCCGTGGCTGCGAGAGACAGACCGATTTACAGTGGTCATTTCAAACGGGCGGGTGTATCTGCGGCAGATCACGCTGGTGGGCGGCATTTATCCCCTGACCACCCTGTTCCCGTCCGTCACTTTGTTCCCCATTCAGGAACACGAGGAATTGCGAGTCTTTACCGGAACGGCAGACCTGACGGGCAGAACGATCACATCGCTGACGCTGGGCGGCGTGCAGACCTGTGATTATCTGTGGGTAGACGGGGAAACCCTTTCTGACGGCGTGCTCAGCGAGATACTGAGCTTTCAAGGGTGGACACCGGGGGCGTTTTCCGGAAACACGCTGTTTCAGACGGATTTTGCCGGCGGCGGCTTACAGGCGGGCAACCTGACCTTTGCCGGGACGCTGACGGGCTTTGCTATTTACCGCTACCACGAGGGAGACGCCACACTGGAACCTGTGGCGCAGACGCCCCTTTCGGAGCGGGCCATCTGGGACTGCAAGGCGGTGTCTCAGGATACCTACCGCTACTATATGTTCGGCCTCGGAAAAAACACGAACGGCGCGGACGTGATCGTAACCAACGCCCTGATCTCCGATGCGGTGACGCCCATCTTCTGGGACTGGACGGTTCTGCAATGCACCAAGGACGCAGAGGGCGCCTATCACCCGGCGGCGATCTTCCGGTTCAGCCTGAATGTGGCCAGCGGCGGGATCAGCAACAACAATACCCCCGGCGTGCTGAGCAACTTCACCCGGTATCCCACGGTGCAGAGTTCCCCCAGCGATTACCGCTCCGGGACGCTCTCAGCGGCCATAGGACACGTTTTGCCCAGTGGGGAGTATACGGACACCAACGAGGTGCGGGATGCCGTGTACGCCCTCTCGACCACGCAGGACACCCTGTTCCTGAAAGACCGGCGGGGAGACCTGTGGCAGATCCGGGCAGGAGGGGCCATTTCCATGAGCACCATGGACGGCAGCCGACAGCAGGTGCAGACGGTGACGCTGCCGTGGGTGGAGATCGGCTCCGCGGATGGGGCGCGTATCCTGCTCACATCCAACGACGCGTTGTTTGCATAAAAGGGAGGCGATGCAGAGATGACCCAAGCGGAACGGATGAACGATTACCGCAAGATGCTGCGCCGGCCTTTTACTAAGCTGTGCCGTCTGCGGTTTTTACAGCCGGACGGCTCCACGGCCTTCGCACTGGACAACAACCCCACGGGACGCTTCCCTGGGGCATTTATCGCGGACGGGAGCCTGTCCGTGAATCTGAACAACGGCCAGCGGCGGACGGCTTCGGTGATGCTGGCGAATCTGGACGGCACGTTCGATTACAACATCAACCGGGTGTGGTTCGGAAACCGGATCGCACTGGACGAAGGGCTGGTTCTCAGCGATGGCACGGATTTTTACATCCAGCAGGGAGTCTTTCTGGTGAAGGACCCGGTGGAAACGCTGGAACCGGCCAAGCGGACGGCCCAATACGATCTGGTGGATAAATGGTCGGATCTGGACGGAACGCTTTTCGGCTATCTGGAAGGGACCTATGAAGTGAAAGCGGGGGTAAACGTATTTGACCCCATTGCAGCCCTTTTAAAACTGGACCGTGGAAACGGGGAACCGGTGGACAACGTGCCGCCGGTATTCACGGAATATTATAACGGCAAGACGCAGACCTTGCCCGACGGCTCTACGGCCAAGCTGACGGACGCACCCTACACCCTGCGTGTGGACAGCGACAACGGAAGCTACGCAGACGTGTGCCTGGGCCTTGCGGAAATGCTGGCGGCGTGGATCGGGTACGATGCCTCCGGCGCACTGCGGATCGACCCCTCTCAGGACGATATTCTGGACAGCGACAAGCCGCTGGCGTGGCAGTTCTCCCAAAGCGAGGCGGAGCTGCTGGGGACGGAGTACACGGAGAAAAATACGGAAGTGTACAACGATTTCATCGTCATCGGCGAGGCGGTGAACAACAGCCCGCAGGTGGCGGCACGGGCGCAGAACCTCGACCCGGCCAGCAGCACGAATGTAAGTCGGATTGGACGCAAAACCGTGCGCCACCGGGCGGCGGGATATTCCACGAAAAGACAGTGCGAGGACTTGGCTGTATGGAAACTGAAACGGTCCGCGGCACTGCAAAAGTCCGTCTCGGTTTCGTGCAGTCAGATCATGCACCTAAACGAGAATGAACTCATTTCCATCGTGCGGAGCGACAAGCCGGGGTCTCCGGTGGAGCGGCATCTGGTGCAGGGATTTACAAGGCCCCTGACATGGAGCGGCCCCATGCAGATTTCCGCCGTGTCGGTACAGGATTTCCCCACGGCCACCGTGACGGGGTGGCCCACCTGAACAGTGAAGCAGCCCGAAAGGGCACCGGATCAAAAGGAGGAACTTTTATGAAGAAGATTTGTTGCAGAAAAACGGCCGATAGTTTGGAGGTGGCGTAATGGCTTACGAAAAAACGGTGTGGGTCAACGGTCAGGCCCCGGCTCTGGATGCAGAGCATCTGAATAAAATCGAACAAGGGATTGCTGATGCGGTCAGCGTCACGCCGCAAAATCTTAGTAGCGTGCAGCAACAGCAGGCGAGGGAAAATATTTACGCTGCTCCGGCAGATAAGTTTCCGTATTTTTCCGTTAGCACGGGGACTACTATGGAAAAAACATTCGAAGTATCCACAAATTGGAGGACATATCTTGTTATCTCAACTTATTACGAGAAGCTTGGTATATGGATGGTTTTGCCAAGTGGGAGCGTAGTTATTCCAATTGTTGACAATTCTGCTGTCACGGTAACTTGTGAACCCGGTAAAATTCATACAAAGGGCGCTCAGAATGTCACAATAATTTATCTTGGCAATTCTTGAACTTGCTTAACTTAGTTGACGGTTTAGCTTCGGCGAATGGAAAATGGAAGTGGCTGATTAAATGAATCTTTGCGTCTGCTGCAAAGCCGTTATTCCAGAGGGATTGCAAGTATGTCCCATCTGCGAAAGGAAGTGGCCTGCGTTTTGAAGAAAAGACCGGAGGAAAACCCTCCGGTCTTTTAAAATTCCGGCCAGCGGCGCTCACAAATGGGGCACACTTGACGGCCTTCGGGGATGATCGCTCCGCAGCAGATACAGTATTCCATAAACTCAACTAACAAACGCATTTCCTTGGATAATTGCGCCACCAGTATTCCGGGTGTTATAAGAGCCTCCTATTTTCAAAGGCATATCATCCGCAAGCATGACCAAACCGCCCCAATAGGTATACACGCCGATATTGTTGCCGCTATAATCTGTTTCTTTTCCACCCGCAATGCTAATAAACCCACTCTGGAAGGTATTGAGCACAATATCCAAATTGTGAAATGCACAGTTCAGCAGCACAACAGATCCCTGCTCAAGAGCAGTAACGCCTCTGCCAATTTTCTCTCCGCTTGATGAAATATAACCGATAATAGAACATTCTTGAGCACTGACCGTACCCCCGGAGCAAATAATACAAGCGTTGCTGCTTGGCGATTCTGCGTTAAGTTCCCATTTCAGCTTTTCCATATTTGCCGAAACATGACAATTAGCAATGTTTATGGGTTTTGTAAAAACACAATCGCCCAAATTGGCTGCACGGAGAGTGATGCTTCCGCAACCATAAAAGCCTACTATATTGATGGTCTGTGAATACGTTCCGTTGAGAGTGATAACATGTTTCTCAGTCAGCAGGCGGGGAAGGGAATCGAGGTATGCCTGCAAATCCGATGCGCTCAGGCTTTTAGACACGCTTCCTGCCGAGGTTGCTTGTACCATAACATCAACGCCCGCGATCCCCTGTTCGATTTTATTCAGATGCTCTGCATCCAGAGCCGGGGCCTGACCGTTGACCCACACCGTTTTTTCGTAAGCCATTACGCCACCTCCAAACTATCGGCCCATAAACGGCAACGGCGAGGGCAGGGTAGGGCGCAGGAGTGCAAGGACGGGTCAGGGGATATACTGTGATAGGGGAGCGTTAGAACGCGTCTAAGGGCGTTTTTGGGCGAATTGAGGGGGTTATCCCGCAACATCGGAAATGAACCCGGCGGCGTTGCGGGAAAAGGGGCGTTTGATGTCCCGCGCATCGCAGAAGCGCTTCATGGTGGAGCGGTCAACATGGAATAATCGGGCCAGCTCCGCATAGGAATTGTCCTGCTCGATCAGAACGTGGATGGTGGATTCATAGTCGGATAGTTTCGTGTGCTTTCCCAAAGCGCCCTTGGGACGGCCCAGCGTGACGCCCTGACTGCGGCGGAGATCCAGCGCTTCCCGCGTCCGCTGGGAGATCATCTGACGTTCAATCTCGGCGGCAAGGGCGAATGCGAAGGCCAAAACCTTGGATTGGAGATCGTCACTGAGGTCAAAGCCGTCCTTGATGGTGTGGACGCTGACACGCTTGCTCATACAGAGGGATAGGATGGACATGACCATAAACAGGCTGCGGCCCAAGCGGGAAATCTCGGAACAGAGGATGGTGTCTCCCGGCTGGACATGGCGGAGCAGCTGGCCCAGCTTGCGTTTGTCCGGGGCCTTGGTGCCGGAGATGGTTTCCTCGATCCAGCCGTCTATGTGAAGCCCGTTTACTTCACAGTAATTGAGGATGATATGGCGCTAATTTTCCAAAGTCTGCTTGTCGGTAGAAACGCGGATATAGCCGTAAATCATAGTAATTTGTCCTTTCTTTCGTAAAACGCACGATAAAAACACACGCCCATGCGATCGGAACGCACGGACGTGTGTTTTGGTTTCAGGGTGAATGTTGAGGGATCAGGCGTAAAAGGCGGTGAGCTTGTCGGCACTGCGCTTGGCTTGCAGGTCCCGTTCGGCAAAGACCTTCTTGGCGCTTTTCCGCCCGGAACGGTCCATGAGCCGCCCGGAATAACGCTGGGTGGTAATGGGACTGGCATGGCCCAATTTAGCTTGCAGTTCATTTTCGGGCATACCAGAATTGAGATCCAAACGGGAGCCGACGTGGCGGAGATCGTGGCTGCGGATGTCAGGAACGCCGGTGACGGAGCGGACGTGCCGCTCCACCAGCTCCGAAAGCCACTGTTTTGTGCCGGACTTCCATTCGCCGGAACGGAGGGTGCCGAACAGGGGGGCGGTATCCGGGAGATCGTCCGGGCGGATGCCGCTGGCGAGGTAATGGCGGAGGGCAATCACGGCGATGTCCGGCAGGTCCACCACCCGGAATTTATCGCCCTTGCCGTGTTCCACGCGGAGGGCGGCTTCCTCCAAGTCGATGTCCGCCGGGGTCAAGGCCCGCAGTTCGGCGTTGCGCAGTTCGGTGGTCAGCAGCAAGATCACGATGGCGTAATTCCGGGGCCAGTTCTCCGGGTGGGTGGTGCGGACGGGAGAATCCCGCCAGAGCTTGCAGACCTGCTCATCGGTGAGCAGCACGTCATAGGGGCGCTTTCCCAATTTGCGGAGGGAGGGCATCAGGTAGAGGGAAACAGGGTTTTGCTCATAAAAGCGATCCTCACCCAGTTCCGGGGAGCTGGCGTAGGTGAAGAAGGAGCGGAGGACCACCAGATGATACCGGACGGAGACAGGGGAGAGGCCCCGGTCAAAGAGGTGGTCCCGGTAGGCTTGCATAGTGGTGAAGGTGGGTTCCTCGGTGGAAAGACCGCTTTCCACGAGGAAGGAATAGAAGCTGTTTGTGACGGCGGCGTAGGCGGTGACGGTTCGCTCCGCCGCGCCGCTGGCCTGCACGTTGCGGAGCCAGCTATCTAAGGCCGACATGACCCGGCGCTCCTGCGCAGAGGTTCTTCCCATAAAATCAGTCCTTTCCTAAAATTCGGAGGGGGCGGGGGCGGTCAAGCCCCGGCCTTGCAAAACTCCGCTTTGATGGCGATTTCCACGCCGTATTTATCCACATAGATATAGTCCACGATGAAATCTCCGTAGGCGGCTATATCCAGTTTGTTATTGGGGTTGATGTTGGTAGTAAGGCCGTTGGCGGACACGCAGAGTTTTTCGCAGCGGTCGTCCTCATCATTAGGGCCAAGTTGAAACAGGGGCAGAAGTTCTTTGATGGTCAGCATGGATGTTTCCTCCTGAATGTGTGTAAAAATATAGAAAGGTCAAGCGTTTTTGGCGGCGGTAAATTCCAGCGTCCGGCGGCGCAGAATGCCGATGAAGATAGAACGGAGCTTTTTATCCTGAGAAATGATGGTAAGTTTCGTGACGGCTCTGCATTGCGTGACGGTAGCGCCCGCCGCTTTCATGCGGTTTTTCAGCCGGGTCAAACGCTGTTGGAGATCGCAGCCGGATTCACGTTCCAGTTCCTCATAGAGTTCCCGGCGGAACATCTGGTGGTTGAGACAGAAATGCTCGACCAGGGCGTTGATGGTGTGGTTGGCACTCTCCTGCCAGTTATCGCCGGAGGAAATGGGAGCGACATAGGCGGCTGTGACCTTATCCATTGTATCAGAATTGCGCTGAACCTTTAAGTCCAGTTCGTCTTGCCGGGTCTCCATGGCGGAAATGCGCTGTTCCTGTTCCACAAGGAGGCTGGCTTGCGCTAAAAGCTGCTGGGCTGGGGTAAGCGGCTGGGACTGCGTAGATTTCGACCGGAAATAGCCCTTGACGAGTTCCCGCTGGACTTTCCACGCCAGATCATCGGTGAAGGACTTCACCAACATGAGATAGCCGGATTCTGTAATGAGGGTAACGTCATTCTGCTGACGGGCATCCATCTCGCCAATCGCCGTCCGAAATTCGGACGGCGTTATTTTGAAGTAATCTTCGCCCTCGATAAAGTGTTCGCGGTTATCGTTGAACCGCTTGCGGGCCGTCCCGTCCGGTC